AATATGAGCAAATAATTGAACATGCCTTATCCGATTCAATTCAAGATATATGGGTATCTTTTATTATGCCTTACTTAACAGGATCAATTCCGGTATTAACTAACTACGAAGCGGCTGGAGAAGAAACGAACGAAGCAGATAAAAGCAAAGCCGATTACCTGTTAAAAATCGGCGATAGATATGTATTAAATTCAAAATATGCAAAGAATAAAAATGGAAGTTTTATAAAAATATCACCTGGTCAGATACTAAGATTAAATCAAAATATGGGCGCTCAGCCGGTTACTTTTGATTATAAAACTCCGGTAAGTAATATAAACGATATTGATCAATATGTTAATAATAAGCGTAAAAAGTTATTAAACGATCATTCACTTTCAGCAAATGCAAGCGCAACCGAAGTAATACCTGAAAGCGGTTATTCTAAAATGGTATCTGAAAAAGAATTACTTGAAATGAGAGAGCAGGATATTCCTATTCTTAGAGACTTCGAATATGACCTTTTTGAAATGACAAAAAACGTAACGCTTAGTGTAAATAAAAGACCTATCATAAACCCTAAAGCAGTATTAGTTTTAAATTATCGTGAAATAAAACCGCTATTAACAGCGCAAGAGGAAAAGATCAAAAAAGATACCGCATTCCTTTACAATGAAGAAACTCCGATTGATTGGATAATGGAAAACGATCCTGATATAGATAGGGAAACAGCGGAAAAGAAATATCAAGAAAATATTGCTATAAATAAAAAACAATCCGATACGCTTTCTTTAAGCGAAAACGACATACAGCAAGAAAACCCACAACAGGAAAATAATCTTGCCGGTCAAGGCAAAGGCTCCGGTTCAATGTTCGATTTTCCTGATTTAAGACAACATTCAGATTATGACTGCGGAGTACTTTTAGATGTTCTTGAATATTACGGTGAAGACATGATGCCAAAAGAAATGGAAAAGGAAATGGGCACCACGGAAAACGGCACATCCCCGGAGCAGATAAAAACCTTCTTTGAAAACCACGGTTATCAAGTTGATATGCGTGAAATGACAATAGAAGAAGTTAAGCAATATCTTGATAAATATATTCCGGTTGTTTTAGACATTCAAGCGTGGAGTGATACTGAAAATGTTGATTACGCAAATGATTGGATAGATGGTCATTATGTTGTTGCTCATGGATATGACAGTAATTACGTTTACTTTGACGATCCCTCAAGTGTTGGGCTTGCTGGCATGACTTATGAAGATTTAGAAATAAGATGGCACGATGTAGATGGCAACGGGAATCAATTACAGCATTTAGGCATAGCGATATTCGGTAAGGAGCCGGATTATAGTCAAACTAAAATGGTGGAAATAGGATAATGAATCAAAAAGAATTTAAAGAGTTTTGGAAATCAAAAGATTATAAGAATGTAACCTCAAAGGCATTCAATGAAAAGCAAGTTATTAAAAATATAAATCTTTTGCTTAAGGAAAAGGACTTTAAAAGACTCGATTATGACAAAAAACTGGAATTGGTTAATAATATTATAGGCGATCCAAAAAAACAGTATAAAGATTTTGTAAATAAAGAGACAAAAGAAGCGATAAAAGTAGGTAGTAAACGATTAGAGAGTAAAAGAAATGGAATTTAAACCGCTTAATGTTGGAGAAATAGATTCTAAACTTGATGATTTTGGAAAAAGAATTGTAATGATTCACAAGAATAGAATATTAAAGCAGCAAAGCGTTAACGGCGGTCATTTCCCGTCATTAAAACCTTCAACTGTTTACAATAAACAGCATAATCGATTAAAATCTGTTGCATCGAATGCAAATTTGAGGCTAATAAGAACCGGAGACTTTTATAAGAACGCTTTTTTATTTAAAAGAGAAGGATTTTCACTAACATTTTATATAAGTAACCTACCTTATGCGTTTGCTAAAACATTTGCTAAACAAGAGGCTTTTGCAACACGCATGCAAAAGAGTTTAAAGAGTAGAAAGGGAGTGAAACATAGTAAGGGATTAAAAAAATCGCTTGGAGTAAACTTTACCTACGAAAAACTTGCCCTATGGCAACTTGGAGACGGTTCAAAGTTTGATATTGGAAAGAGAAGCCCAAAAAACAAGGGCGCCAATTTTCTTGGACTTAGTAAGCAGGATTTTGACATAGAAACGAAGCGGTTTTTAAGTGGAATTAAAAGAACGGCCGAGCAAAACACAATTAACTATATTAAAAACTTAGCGAGTCAAGTTAAATTTGCCTGAACTATTTTACATAGTGAAAAAGGAATATACAAATAAACAGCATAGTAACTGGGTTTGTAGTGAATTGCCGTTTATTACAAATGATTTAGAGACCGCAAGGCAGGTATATAATATAAAAATAAATAATTTAACTAAAACAGATAAATTTTTTAATGCAGTTGTAACCTTAAAAGATGAAAACGGAGTTTCAGTTGCCTAAACTAAAATACATAGAAGATGTTGCCAACTCAAGATTTAATATTCTTTTAGAGAATATTTATGACTTAAGGATAACATTCTTTAATGGAATAGCCGGCAGAGTAAAACAAATGCGGGTAATGGGTATAGGTAATGAAGAAATAGAACGTGAGATTATAAAAAGTATCTATGACCAAAAAGAAGTATTGCCGAATAAAGAAAATAAAGAATTATGGAACTATTTTAAATCCGTTTCTCAATATCAGGTATGGAGTAATATTCCACAAGGCGAGGAACTTTATACGTGGCAATATAACCCAGGGGCAAGCCATTGCCCGGATTGTTTAGAAAGAAACGGAAAAACAAAAACATTTAAAGCGTGGGAATCATTAGGACTTCCGGGAAGTGGATCAACTAAATGCAGAGATAATTGTATGTGTGATTTAGTACCGAAATAAATAAACGTTAATAATAAAAAGGAAAAATTTATGCCACCAGAAGAAAAAGAAATGAGTTACAAAGAAACCGCACAAACGGCAAGGAGCGAGGCTTCTTTGTGTAGAATTGATGTACAAAATCATGTTAGCGCAAATAACAGAGAATTTAAAAAGATACGAACTGAAATGTTAGTTGAAAAATATACAATTCTGGAAATAATTGGTAAAATATATGCAACCGAACCGGAAGAAATTAAATTCTACACTATTGATGAACTTGCAAAAATGGACATAAAGAATTTGAATATTGTAGTTAATGAATTACTCGGATTTATCCAAAAAAAACAAAGTGAAAAATTAAATAAACAAGGTTCCACTTCAACAGTGGCTGAAGTTGAATCCAAAAAAACTAAAAAATAATTGAGGGAATTATGGCAGAAATTAAAACTCCAGAGGGAGTAATAATTATTGAAGATGCAAAAAGTATTGAAATATTTAACAAAATTCTTGAGGCGAAAACAAAAGCAGAGGCTGATATAACGCCTGTTAGGGAAAAGTTAAATGAAACAACAGCGGAAAGTGTAAAGCGAAAAGAACAAATCAGGGAAAAGGACGCTCTTATATCTCAATTGGAAACCCAAAAAAACGAATTTCAGGGCAAAGTTTCGGAGATGGAAAAATTAACATCTGAATTAAAAACCCTAAAAGACAAGGATAACGGGGCTTTAACTGAACTGATAAAATCCAAAGAAGCCGATCTTGAAAAAGTCAAAGGTGAGGCGCTTTTACTTAAAACTGAAAATGAATTAACAAAAAAAGAAATTGATTCTCTCAAGGAATTTCAAAACAAAATCCGGGAAAAAGAAACGGCTAAAAGAAATGCACTAATGGAAGAAGTCAAACAAATTGCAGAGGCAAGACCAGATGTCCTGAAAGTTGCAGAGGCAATACAGGATAATGACGCATTAGAAACCTTTTTAAGTGAAATTTCAAGACGACCCGGTAATTACGATCCAACAAGAATAAGAAGAGAACAAAGAGGTGATGCTAAACCCGATCCAAATGATCCACACTATTTATCAAAAATGGATGCATGGGAAAAAGCACATAAATAATTGTTCTGATTTACTAAAAATTTAAAAGGGGAAAAAATATGTATGAAAATCTAATATTGGAAACCCGCTGGAAAGAAGCTATTAAAGCCAGATATGTCAATAGTTCGCTGTTGTTAAAAAGCGGAGTAGTTGATATTGATAATAATAGCGTTTTTAAAGGCGGTACCATAATCAGCGATCAGGCTTTTTTTAATGCGCTGACAACAAGAATGCAGCAAGCAGTAAAGGGTACTGCATTAAATTCGGAAGCGTACACGATGGGACATGAGAATATGATATGCTTCTCAAGGTATGCAAGAAAAATATTCTATGCACAGGATTTAAGAAGAATCGGAATAACTGAAAACGCTGACAGTCAGCAGATTCTTGACAAACTCGATGTTATACTTGGTATGACAACCGACTATTTGGGTATTGAACTCGAAATAGCTATCTGGAATGTTTTATCCGGTATATTTGGCGCTCTCGCAGCAACACACGTACACACAGCAACGGGTGCAATTTCCTTAGAAGATGCTATCACGGCAAAAGGCAAGTTAGGCCAATTCAGAGGAAATTTGACAGACTTTTTCTGTACACCAACACTAAAAGACGAAGCGACTTTGAAAGATTTAACTAAATATGCTTTAGTTCAGGGTGCTGGTGATCAAATTTATAAAACTGGTACAATTGAAACAATAGCAAATTTACCGATCACGGAAACATTATTAATGCAAGCAGTGCCGGATGATCCGGTCGTTAGTCCCTATAATTCTTATATGTTTTCAAAGAATTGTATTTATTTTGCTCCAGCATGGACAAATGTAGCGAGTGCCTATTATCCGGAAATTGGCGGCGGACAGTTGAACGTCGTCGTTGGTGTTGATATGGCTATCCATGTTCCTGGTGTTACCTATGCAACCGCAGTAGGAACGGATCCGAGCAATGCCGAATTAGCAACAAGTACAACCTGGAGTTTAGTTGCTCCGGCGCTGAAAGTCCAAATGGTTAAATTAATAACACAATAAGGAGAAAATATGAAAAAGATTATTTTAGTTTTAATGGTTCTTATGTTTTCTCTTACTGCTTATAGTCAAGTGGAAAATGTAAGAATACTCAAATACGGCGTCGGTGGAATTGCGGCAACAAGGGGCACTTATTATTTAGACCGCACATACGTAAACGGGCAAACCGACACCCTGGAACTGGTTAAACACGAAGATTGTGATAGTATACAGTATTATTTTTCAAGTAGCGATTCAACCGCTGTATGGTTTTATGTTATTTACGGTGATCAGGATAAATCTAAAATACTGTCCGCTATGGTAGATTCCGTAAGGTCAACAAGTACGACCGGAGTATTTCACACGGTCTATTGGCATGAATTGGCAGAAATTGCAACGTCAAGTATGTTCAGAAGCAGACTTGTTGTGGTTTTTAAAACCGAAAGCGATTCACAGGGTACAGCTAAATATTGTGTTTACGTAAAAAAATATAAAAAATAATGCTAAAATCATTCATAACAATAACGGAATTACAGACCTATTACCCGAGTGTAGATAAATTAATATCTGCTTATGTTACCGCTCCGGGTGTACAAATAAACGCAGCGGTTAGGCGGTTAACAAATGATTTGCGCTCATTAAAGAATACCGTGGCAGGGAAAGTTATGATCCCTGCCAATTTTTCAGAAACATTGATAACCATAACGGGTAATACGACAAGCGACAGTAAGTATGTCGATAGGATTAATCAAGTATTGAGAATAGTTGTGAAAAAATCATCGTGTTCAGTTGGAAGTGTAAACGAAAAAATATATCTTGATGGTTCGCAAGATGGAACTATCTGGGATGAAGGAATTGCTGTTGTTTCTTTGACAGCAGGAGCGGGTGAACTTTCATCTGCTTATACTTTGTCTTATCCTTATTACAGATATAGGGCTGTAGTTGCTACATCTATTAACTTTACAGGATATATTTACCTTATTGAAACAACATTTGATCACTTGATAATTTACAAAACCCTTGAAATACTTTTCGGCGGTCTGTTTAAATCTGTTGATGACGCTAACGATAAAATGAAAAATTATTGGAAATCCAATTATGATGATATTTTAGCAACCCTAAAGTATGCTTATGATATGGACGATTCCGGAACGATTGAAAGCACTGAACTAAAACGAAATAATTACGATATAAGACTATGATAACAATTGATCAAATAGAAGATAAACTCATTACTGAAATTCAAGCAGCCTTAACAGGAGAGGGCACGGTAGAAACCATAGTTGGCGATCCGGAAACCTATATTGAAGAAATAAATCCTGTTGTTTTTCCTTCTGTGTTTATTCAATATGAAAGTAATGAACCGGTTGATAGAATTATTTATCCGGGCGTTATTACGTTCGGTATTTATTTCGTACATGAGAAATCAGTAACAAAAACAAACCAGAGAATTTTATTTGATTTTATGCTTGATTTATGGGGCAGGTTGAACGATTCATGTTTAGGAATGAATATTCAACAGCCTTTATATTTGACTAATCAAGGTTATTATAGTTACACACAAAACTTTATTATTTATAAACAAACTTATCAAATAGGAGTTGGTTAATTGGAACAAGGTTTTAAACTATCACAAGAGAAATATTTAGAATTGGAAAAGCATTCGCTTCTAATTGCTATACCTCATAACCAAGATATGGAAAATAAACATTTTAGATTGGGTATGGATATGGTAAAAAATTTTATTGGTGGCGAGTGGAAAACAAGACCGGACGATTTACATTTTAACAATAAGAACGATTGGACAATCAAATGGGAAAGTGATTTCGTGCATGGTCAAATTATGAACGCAAGAAATAAAATCGCAAGGGATTCTTTAGACGCTAATTATGAATATACCTGCATGATAGACTCGGATATGGGAAACTTCTCGCCGGATTTATTCCACTTATTACTTAATTCTATGCTTGAAAATAACGCCGATATTATGAGCGTTCTTTGTTATTCAAGGCACGGAAACAGGGAAGGGGTGCCTCAGTGCTTACCGGCTGTTTTGAAAATGGCAGAAGATGGTCATTATTATTCTTATGAAGATATTCCGCATTTCGGCGGTGTTATTTCTGGGAACTTAATTTCGGGTACCGGCTGCATAATGATTAAAAACGATGTCTTCAAAAAATTGGAAATGCCCTATTTCAATCATGTAAACGATTACAGTGAATTCAAAGAAAAAGGCATAGTAAAAGAAACTGGCGAGGATATTTATTTTTGTTTAAAAGCCTTAGAGGCTGGTTATAAAGTTCTTGCTAATACGGATTTATTTATTTCTCATTTTGGAATGGTTGCGTTACCCTATGAATTTTTCAATGAATTAACTCCTGTAACAAAAAATCAACATAGAAAAAATATGGAAACTTTTGATATGCTGATTAAATTCTATAACAAATTTAAATATTTATTAAAAGGGGAAAAATTAAATGGCTGATACAGATTTAAGAATTAAAACGGCGTCTCATAGATACGGGGGCGGTATTACGTGGGTACGGCTATGTTCAACCGATGGCTCATCTACATTGACGGTGTGGACTATCCTTCCATATTATCAAAGCAAAGGTGCAACTCCGGTATTCGATACATCGGATTTACTTGATCAATCACAGGCACTTATAAATAGTCAGAATGATTTAAAGAATTATGAAATACCGATGGATTTGATTCAATTTGATAAGGCAACCGATGATTTTATTAAGGGTGCAAAAGGGTTGCTTTACAATGTTCTCGAATATAACGGAGTTGTAAACAATAAATATCAATTTGACTTCTATCCGCTTTGCTATATCAATGAAACCGGCGAGGATAAAAGCGATTGGAATAAGAAATCAATTATGATTAAATCATCTAAAAACGATGCCGCCATTGTAGTGACTACAAATTTACCTGTTTTGTTGGGGTCAACATATTTTTGTACATCACTTACAACGGTTGCTATCGCAGCACAAAGAAGCAGAACCGAACAACTGGTAACATAATTAAAGGGGACGGGGTAAAACCCGTTTCCGATTTATTAAATAAAAGGAAATAATATGCCGTTAGAAGTAGTAACATTTGAAGATCCAAAATTGCAGTATGAACACCCTAAAATTAAGGGCACATATACAATAGTTCCGCCTGTTATGTCGATTGAGGCTAAGGTTAAAAATCTATTTGCTAAGATGGGCGAAGTTGTCAAAAACAATATCAAGATTCCAAAAACAGGGAAGAAAAGTGAAATTGATATTGAGCAAATATTAAATAATCTATCTGCTCTTGATGATAAGGGAGTAGAAAAAGAAATGATTGATATTATGGTTGAAATTTTGCATTTAATTTTAGTTGGCGATGTTAAAAAGATTACTTATGAAAATATAAGGTTGGACTTTTTCCAGAGAGTAACCACGGATTTTTTTATTCAATATCGCTGATAGATAGGGGCATAAAGGAAATTGAGGATTTGGATCCGGAGCGGAAAAGCAACAAATCACGTGGCTCCGACCCGCTACCAGACGATATAAAATTTATAAAAAACCTGTGGATATTGTTTGACAACGATACCCAAAAGGCAGATTGGTTTTATGATAACAAAACAAGAGCGGATTATCACCTATTAGTCAAGATGCACAACAAAAGAAATGGGGAGTAAATGGCTGATTTAAATTTTAAAATAGTATTCGATACCGCAAGCGGAACAATGGCTTTAAAGCAAGTAGAGCAAGGCGTTAAAGGGGTTGGTGAGGCTGCCGCAAGAGTAAAGGAAAACGTAAAGGGTTTTGGCTCTTCATTTTCCATGATGGCAGTTGGTTTAAATCAGGGCTTGGAATTAGCAAGAAAGGGATTTGAATTTCTTTCTACTCCCTTAAAAGCAGCCGGACAATTTGAGGCTTATGAAACATCCCTGAAAGTTATGTTAGGCACTACAGAGAAAGCAAAAGCACGCTTACAGGAATATGTCGAATTCGCTAAAACAACACCCTTTGAACTTCCCGCCGTTGTGGAAGCCGGAAACAAATTACAAGCAATAGGAAAGTATTCAAAAGACAATATGACCATGCTTGGCGATCTTGCAGCCGCTGCAGGAAAGCCTTATGAACAGGTATTATCAGCGTATAGCAAACTTGCTACAGGTCAAAAGGGCGTTGCTGTTGATATGTTTCGCGATCTTCTTATAACCTCAACAGATTGGGAAAAAGCAACAGGAAAAGGAAAGAAAGCAAGCGGCGAAATGATAGCCTCGGCTGATGAAATGCTTGCTGTTTTGCCTAACATTGTAAAGGCAAAGAATTTTGCCGGAATGATGGATGAACAATCTAAAACCATGTTGGGGCAATTCTCAAATTTACAAGATGGAATCGGTCAGTTTGCTCAGGCGGTTGGAAATCAGTTAATGGGAGTTGCTAAGGACACGATGGCATTTATAAGTCCAGTATTTCCATTACTTCAGGAGAATGCCGGGGGATTAATAAAATATTTAGGTATTGCGGGAGGGTCGCTTATTGCTTATTCACTATTAACAAAACTTGCTAAGGCGGACAATCTTTCTCTTGGTACGTCATTTAAAAGTTTATGGACGTCAATTAAGACCGCAGTAACAACAAATCCAATTGGAATATTAGTCGCCAGTGTAACGGCGCTATATGTAGGAATGCAGGTTTTAAAGGATGCTAATAATCACTATGGAGAAGATTTAAAGAAAACAACGGATGAAGTAAAGAACGCAAAAAAAGCCCTGGACGATTATAATTCTACAACAGCAATATTAGTTGACGAATATAACGCTTTAAGTAAAAAAGAAAATCAAAGTGCCGACGATAAAAAACGAATGAAAGAAATAATCGTTGACATGGTAAAAAAATACCCTGAATTAATTCAATATGTCAACGCAGAAACCGGAGAATTAAAATCAAGCACATCGGCAGCAGACTTTAACCGGATAGTAAGGGAAAAATTAAATAAAACCTATAGTGATTCTATCGGTAAATTAAAAGAATTATATATCGAATCCCAAAAAACAACACAAGGCGAACTGGGTTTAATGGAGCGGTTGCAATTAACTCTAACGGGTATGTTTAAGGGCGGGGCGGCTGGACAGGCTAAAGAACAAATAGAAATAATGATGAACGCTAAAAATGCCGGTCAAGAAGCATTTAAACAACTCGCTAAAAGTTGGGTTGATAACATCGATATAATTGATATACAGAATAAAAACTATAAAAAAATAACAACCGATTTTTATAATTCAAATTCTGAATTATTGCAGGGTAAAAGCGATTATGAGCAACAGAAAATAAAAGACTATATAAGAAACCTTGTAAACTTACGGATATTAGAAGCAAGCGTCAATAAGCCGATAACGGAAACAAAGGAATCCGAAGGCTGGGACGTAAGAGTAAAGAAGTTTAGGGATGGTCTAACAAAATTAACCGAAGCATATAAAACAGGAAATCAAGATTTAATTGCAGCAGCAGAAGAAAGCGCCCAAACAGCATTAAAGGAAACAAAGGTAAGCGTCAAATTAACGGAGCAATTAACAAAAGAACTTGACGCTGTTATGGGTAAAACAAAAGGCGGTAAAAAAGACAGTAAAGAAAAAACTTTTGCTGAGGCAACCCTTGCTCAGCAATTTAAAGCAAGATTAGAATCCGCAAAAAAAGACCTTGATAATCAGGAAATAACAGACGAATACTACTTAAATGAACTAAGCAGATTAAACGATGAACTTATAACAAATAAAGAATTCATTAGTCTTAAGGAATTAAAAGCATCCGGCGAACTGAATAAAAAATCAAACATAAAAAAATTAGAACAATATGATGCCCTTAGAGCAACAGAAATTGCTATATTAAAAATTCAGGAAAAAGCAGCCGAAGATGATGCGGCAAAACTTGAGGCAAGTAGAAAGTCCATTCTTGAAAAATCCGGAAGCGATTTAGAGTCAGCCCTTAATGTTGCTATCGGAAACACAAAGGATCAATTAACCGCCTTGTCAAAATCTTTTACTGCCGGCGAAATATCAGATACTGATTTTTTATCAGGGCTTGATAATATTATTTCCGGTGCAAAGAATAAATCAGATATGTTAATAGAATTATTCGGCGGACTTGGTACCGACATTGGTAAGCAAATGAAAACCGTTCAAGAACAAATCGAATCCGGGGACGTTCAACAAGAATTTTATACAAGGCTTTTGAATCAACTAAAAATAATTGATCCTAAACTTGCTAAACAATATGAAGATAATAATAAAACTATAAGTGATGCCGTAAACGCAGCGGAAACAACATTGAGTGATTCAGAAAAGTTTATGAATACCTGGGGCGGCGCTATAATGCAGGGATTTTCAGATACTTTTTCGGCTATAGGAAAAGCCTTCGAGGAGTCGGTAACTTTTACAAGTCTTGGAAAAGGTTTGAAAGAGGGATTCAAGGCAATGCTTGTTGATATATTAAATTTCATAGAGAAAGAATATATTTTAGCCGGATTATATACAACAATCAAATCAATTTTTGATGGCGGTATATCGGCTATAGTAAACTTACCTTTATTGTTGGCAGCCGGGGCTGGAATCGAAGCGGCAAAAGCGGGTATTATGTCAATGGCAACAGGCGGATTAATAACAGAACCAACCTTTGTAGTTGCCGGGGATAATGGCGATGAACTATTTGCCCCTAAAAAGGACTTTTTGACAGTAGCAAAAGAAATATTTATGATGGGCGCAAATACTGCTCAATTACAACCGGTAAATAGAGGAACAAATATAACGGTTAATGTTAAAGGCGATTTCCAGGGGAGTGGGAGAACGCTAAAGATGGTATTAGATAAAACGACAGTTTACGAAAACAAAAGGTTTATAAAACAAAAATAATGGCAATATATTTTTTAACTCCGATAGATTCACCGCCTGATAAAATCTGGGATTTAAGCGATCCGGAAAATCCTCAAATGAATATTTATCCGAATTCGTATGAGGTTTGGATAGCAACCGCAACTAACAACAATCCGATTTCGTGGACGCTTGGAGTAGGTGAGGGTATCGGAGCCGGAGCCGATGGGGGTGTTGTATCAATAAACAACATTAGAGAGGGTTCCGATTTTGAAAAAGGTGAATATTCATTTGACGATTTGCAAATAGAATGTTTTAACCTTTCGGGATTCTGGACTGATAATATATTCAATTCAACCGTAACCGCAGCCGAAATAAGAATATTTTGCAGAAAGAATTTAATTTTAACTCCAATATTTTACGGTATTATTGATCTTACGGATTATGGTTATGATGATAATGAACACCCAAATAATACGACCCATTATCTTAAGGTTAGGAAATATACAACCAATGCTTTATCGTTTTTAAAGTCCCTTGAGGATATTCCGGTTGACGATACTTTCCGCTCGTTAATAATAGCAGGTACAGAGGGAGTACTTGAACAATCGTCTGTATATAATTTTACAGGCGGGAGCGTAAACGGGTATGATGTTGAATATCCCCTAAATGCTCAATGGCAATTCCAAAAACTTAGTGTAATAATAAAAAAAATATTCCAAATGGCTGGTCTTGCTTTACATCAAACCACCGGAGTAGATGATTTTAGCGTTACATGCGATTTTACTTTTGAACAATCGTCTCCAGGATTAATTGGATATACACTTGATCAATTATACATTCCTCTTGTCAGCAGATTTGATAGTGATTCGTACGGTTATACTGTTCTGGATGGAGATGTAGATAAAACTGAATGGAGTTGGTATAAGTATGAGAATGCCGCTCAATTATTAGCGGCATTATTAAAATATTTCGGGTTAATTTGGAAAATAAATTTCGTTGTAGATACCGCTCCGGGTATTACCTGCCAAATAAATTTAGCTTCAAGAAATAATGTAAGCAACACAATAGTATTAGACAACGTAATAAGCAACTCCGGAACCTTTAGTTTAAACGAAAGCATAACAAGCGCAAAAGTTACGGTAATGGGTCAGGGGGATGTCGGAGTTGGAAATAACAGTGAATATAAACTTGAATTACCCTTTGTTATTATGAACTATTCAGATGATGCCCATCCTTTATTATTAAACAATAATAATGTTTGGAATTACGAAGGTAATTTTCTTGACTGGATTAGGGCTCTTTATTTTTATGATGGTTCTAAGATGCGATTTGTTACAGATATAAAAAATGGAACCACTTATTACCATTCGTTTACAGCTAATCCCAAAAGTCCATTGCTTGATTTTGGTCAAGCAATAGCAGAGTATTACTGCGGTTCGGATGGAGTGTTTGCGAAACTACAGGAAACGCTTGATATTGAGATTTGCGACATTGGCGCTGCCTTAAGTTCGGCTCCTACATTAAAACGATATGAATATTTATCAAATGGAAATAAGTTTTTATGGAATAGTTTATATTATTTGATAATTAATACCGAAAAAGATTTACTTAAGAATACAACTAAAATTAAGGCAATAGCACTATGAACGACAATATAACCCTTTACTATTCAGTTGATAATCTGACTTATTCAAGCGTAAACGTCTATGCAAGAAGTATAATTGTTGGCGATTATGAACAAGAGGACGTCGTAAATACAAAACTGCTGGGGGGATATTTAAGGCTAATAACAAGAAAGCGGAGAGTGGCTGAATTGGAAATCTATTGTGATGCAACTTTATTTAATGTTGGTAAAATGGCTACATTAATGACATTTAATAACACTGAATATAAAAGAATAAAAATACTTGATTCGTTAATACCATTTTCATCTGATTACACGTCAAATAATAGCTATACCTTTGTGTTAAAAGATAAGCCGTCAATAGAAAACGCAACACCAAAAACAAAACTAATTAAAGTAAGTTTAATTGAATTTTATCCAACTTATTTATGAAAAAACTATTATTTATAATATTATTATTTACATCATGTCTTTATGGTCAAACCTATAATGATAGCTTAATTATTATTGCCTCTCCCGGTTCTTATCTAACCAGAACTCAAATCGAAAATTTAGGCAGAATTTATAGACGACCTATTTATTTAGTATTTGATAGATTCCGTATTGATACTATGATGCCCGCTGGTTCTCTTTTCCGTGATACTTCGGGAGTTTATACCTATGATACAAGCGGTAATGCTATCTACTCCGGGAAAAGGCATAATTTCAAGTATAGGGATTATAACAGGAATAGAAATTACTGGGTAAATTATGGCGGTTATTCAGGTACTATAGACACGACTATTTTAACAACCTGGATATTAAACCATGACCCGGATTCTTTATTTTCAAGTAAGTTAGCATTTGGTAAATTTGCCGGATGGTTATTAAAATATAAAACAGAGAATAAAAGGATAATCGATACTATACATTATGATACTTTATCAGTTCCTATTGATACGGTTTATAAAGATACCCTTGTTTATATAGATTCTTTGGGTTTTGCTAATATCTGGAATGATACAAGCGGTAATTTATTCCTTTATAAAGATTCAATAAAAGCCGGATTTATTAAACTTAGTAGTGATAAAATAACATTTGGATTAAGTGATAGTACTAACGTTTTCAGAATAGATACGTTATTTAGAGTCTATAAAACTTTTGCAGTTGGTACCGATTCATCTTGTAATTTTAAAGTTGATACCGCAGGCGATATGTTAATAAAGAACTTACCTTATAAATTCCCGCTTAATCGAACGGATTCAACCGACATAAATTCAATATTAGGCTTATTCGTTTTAAAGGATTCGGCTGGAAACGTTGCTTTTGATACAACAGTATTAAGCAAGATTAGATCAGATAGTATTGACTCAATTAGATTTGTCAAAAGCGAGGATATGACTTTCCTATATTTATATGAACACAATAAAACGGAAAAATTTCATTTCTTTAAAAGGGATTCAATCGACTCAATTAAATTTGTTAGAGAATTAAATAATGTTGTTAGGTTAGATATATATGAACATGGAAAAGAAGTAAAGAGCACATCGTTTACGGATTCTGTCTTAAATAATTCAGGTACGGGAATGATAGTTCATTCAATTTCCGGGGACTGGCATGATGGATTTCCGTTGACAGCCATAAAAGGCGGGACAGGATTACAACTAAGCGACCTTATAGACGGCTCTTTAATTTACTGGAATTCAAGCGCAAATGATACAGCATTTACTGTTATTCCACCTGGGGACAGCAACACATCCTTAATGCTAAATGGCAATTATATACCGTACTGGGGTACGCCTTATTTTGATACGGCTGCTATTAGAAATGATATAAATAATTTATTTCTCTGGAAATTAAATATATCCGATACTGCTAATATGTTAAGTAATTATTTGGATGGCAAAGACACAACGATTATAAGGATGGATATAAATAATTTATTTTTATGGAAACAAGATGCAATTCCTAATTTATCCGATACATCTTTATATTTGAAAAAAATAGATTCTTTGCTTGGTACTGATTATGCAAGGAACTGGCAAATACCTTTAAAATTAAATTTAGCAGATACTACGGCAATGTTGGAAAATTATCTTGACGGCAAAGATACTATTATGCTTAGACATGATATTGATTTAAAAAAAGATAAATCAGATACAACAGAATCGACCGGATGGACGCCGCTATGGAGGTTAGGTCAGTATTTACCGCTAACAGGCGGTACATTAAGCGGGGATTTATCTTTTATTCCCTCAAGTGGAGTGTTGGGCTTAAGTATAAAACTTTACAAGTTGGGAATATCCGATTTTGTGAATAGGTACTGGGCTTTATATCCTATTCAAGAAGAAAATCAAGAAAAATATCAACTTATTTTTGACTTTAATGGAACTCCCCTGCAAACATTTGATGAACTTGGAAGGATAAAAAATATTACTGCCGGTATAAGTGATTTAGACGCCGTAAACTTAAAGCAATTAAATGATTCCCTCGGTAATTTTCTAATGTATTCCGATAGTACAAAATTTGTAAAAAGAACCGGGGACACAATGAGCGGGAATCTGGATGTACCTTCGGTTTATAGTACAAATAATTATTCAAATACTTATTATTGGACATTTGGAGCAACTAATTACTGGAGTCAATATTTTGACCAGATGAGCGGGGATATGACTTTAGCTAATATAAGTACAAATAACATGATTAACTTTAATGCGAACGGTCATATTAACATACCTACAGATGCAACGTATGATATAAATGGAAGCCCACATCTTCATAGTCTTTACTTAGATTCTATTTATTATCATAATCTTAGAATAAGAAATTTAGAATTAAACGACCTTTCGCCATATTCGTTTTATGCCGGAAATACCGGAACCTCTGTAATAATGAACAGTGGCGATAGTTTGTTATTTGATTATGGTTTAACATCAGGGATACCCCAGCCCGGCTGGGAGTGGAATAAGTCCGGAAAAACAAATGTATTAACCTTTTGGATGATGGATACAACCAACTATTTAGCAACTAAAAATGACCTTTTAAATATATCGGGAGTTACCGGGAATGGAATAGCAACATATTTACCGCTTTGGAGTGGCTCAAATAGTTTAATAAACTCACAAATTACCCAAACCGGGTCTTCTGCTCCATATGAATTCAGGGCAAATGGAAATTTTACTTTATTTTCGGCAAGCGATCCATCCCCTTATTTAAATTTTGATTATACCTCAAATAAATATTCATTGCAAGCGTCAAGCGATGGATTTAAATTATATTATGATGCCGGTGTTACAAATACTTTTTTACTTGGTACCTTGTCAGGAAAAACCTATTATAATTCGGTTTATTATGGCGGTAAATTTGTTACTGATTCGTTGTTTATGACTCATAGAGATTCTATTGCTAATCACAATACCCGAATCAGGAATCTCGAAACATCTGAAATTGGTTTAGATTCGGCAGTTCAATATACGGGAAGTAGAACCGCGGGATACATACCAAAGTGGTATGACAATATAAGAATAACCAACTCCATTCTTATTGACTATGGGGATCATTTGTACTCAGGCGCTTCTTATTCAACCGGGTATGTTTTTACGGCTGGAAATAATAGCGCTACTTCGGGGGCTGGAGGTTTATCTGGCTATACAAGCGGAGACGGTTATGGGATACTGGGTACTTCTTCGGGCGGTAGTGGTGTTTGCGGGGATGGTTTGACCGGGGTGTCTGGATTCGGCTCACTTATAGGCTGCCAGGGTTCGGGTGGAAGCCTGTATGGGGTTTATGGTTCTGCCTCTGGAAGCGGTATATCAATTTATGCAAGTAACGACGTTTCAGCTACTAGCTACACAACGCGCTCGGATATACGGCTTAAGAAAAATATAAGAAATATTGACAAAAGGAATATTTCTGATCTTAACGCCGTGAAATTTGACTGGAAAAGCAACAATAAAAGCGATGTTGGTTTAATTGCTGATAGTGTTGAAAAATTCATACCCGAAGCAGTAAGCACACACGATATAACGGAATTAGATAAAGTTGGACGCCCTACGGTAACAACAAAAAATGTAAAAAGTATTAATTATAATGTTTTAGTCGTTTACTTAATCGAAGAAGTGAAAAACCTAAATAAACGCATTGAGATTTTAGAAGAAAAATTGAAGGGTAAATAAAATGACGGAAAAATTCAAATCGTTAGGTAATTTTGGAAGTTGGTTACAAGGGCTTATTGCTGCTATATTAGTTTTAGGGTCTGTGTTTTATTCTATAGTTAGTATTGCTAATAAAGTTGAAACACTTAATAAAGACAAAGCCGAAAAATCAGAAGTGGAATCGGTTAAATCTGATTTTGAAAAGAAAATCATTAAAATGGATGGATCTCTTGAAAGAATAGAGGATTTCATAAAAGATATAAAAGAAGAAAATAAAAGAAATAGAAGATAGTACAATTTTAGTAATAATGTATTATATTGTATAACAAAATTATGATAATAAAATTAGAGGGAAAATGAATCTTATTTATGAGAAAGCAATTGAGAATATAGAATCCGAAATTAACACCTTTACAAAAGCAACGGATTACTATAAATCAAGAATTAAGAAACTTGAAAAAGCGAAAGAAGCTATGAGTAATTTATTGATTGAAGATTCAACCGGATTAGAAAAAAGTTAATATAAAAAGGAATAAAAAAAATGAAAAAATTATTATTTTTATTAGTTTTAATTCCCGCCTTTATGTTTGGGCAGGGATTAAAGGGAAGGATTATTCTTGATCCGAACGGAAAGCCGACCATAGGGTTTGTTAAAGGCGATAGCGCCGCAAGTGTTTCGTTGTTTAACAAATTACCGATTGACGTTCCAGCTGCCACGAATTTTGTGGATTACGATTTAGTTTATACCGATTCAATTGTTAAACTTCCATCTGTTGTGTGTAAGACTATTTCGTTATACACTAATATTTACGATACTACAATGGTATATGTCGGGGATTCAATTTCAGTTGTAAAAGAAAAATTTGCAATCAATAGCGGTTGGGGCTGGAAATTTCTAACAACTAACTCTAATTTGCTTTACTTTAAGGCTAACAAATCGGGCACGAAATTAAACTTTTATTTGGAGTATTAATATGAAAAAACTTATTATATTTTTAATCCTTTTCACCTCTCTTTCTTTTTGTCAAAGAATCCCGTCAAGTGTAACCGGTACCGTTTATGTACATGATTCAACTACTATACATGATACTACAACCGCCGCTATTGACTCCGCTGCTGTATATGCGGCGATGGATTCATCGTTGTTTTATAAGGGGATGGTGGATTCGTTTGTGTTGTTTATTGTTACTGTTGATACCACAACAGGGGATACAACAAATATTGGACGAACTGGATATTCACTTGTACCTGCCGATACACTACTTGATGGTACTGCTAATCTAATTAAAACTAAGCGATATCTACTTACTGTAATGGCTGAAGGAAATACTGATAGTCCGATCAATTTAGATGAATATAATACTTATTCCCAAGATTTGATAATGCCCGAAGTGTTTATTGTAGATTTAATGTATGGGTTGGTTCCTTATCCACTATACATTGTTACCTCAGGAATGATTTCTAATACCTTCATTGATTTAACCGCACGGAAACTAATCCAGCGCATAATTATAAGGAATGCGGGGTCATGACAACTACAGAAATATTGAGAGATTTTTACGACTATCTTCAAAAGCCCGTAAACACAAATAGACCGAGAAAAGATATGTCTGATATTGAGAACCGGGAAAGAATAATCTATAATTTTTTAACGGAAAACAAGAAAGAAAAAGGTCTTGAAAGATTATTAAGGGACATAAAGAATGACAGTAAAAAGAAAACTACTTGATACAATAGATTTATTGTATAACTACAGGAATATGATAAACAGAGATTTAACGGATAATGAATTAAAAGTAATAACATCCGATATAATCGAACTTGATAAACAGGCTAAATATGTATGTGAGAAAATAAATAATTTAAACGCCGGTATAGTTTAAGTGGAAAAACGGAAGTCCCGTAAACTTTAATTGTCTTTTCGATTAAGGCTGCTGGCTCAAAAATAAAGAGAGGATAAATGAAACCAAAAGGTATAGCAAAACAAAAGAAAGAATTTGAAGCAAGGGTATGGAGAATAGCAAAAAAGATGCATTTGGAAAATCATATTGTTGATATTTGCTGGTTTAAACAAAGAAAGCCGGATAAAAAAGGCATTATTACAACCGGAGTAGCCACTTTTAGTTATGTATTATATTTTAATGAATTAGAGGTCTTTGAGATGCTTAATTTAAGTAAAAATGAATTGATTGCTCACGAATTATGTCATTTCCTTGGAAATAATAGAATGTATGAAGGCGACAAAGGGCATGATTCGGAATTTTTCAAAGACTTCAAATTTTGGTTCAAAAAACTAAAGAATATAAAATGACAAATATAAACATATTCATATGTAAAGTAGAAAAATTAAGCGTTGAAGCAATAAAAATAATAAAGGAAATATATAACAGAAAAAGTTGCGGGTATTGTTATTATTTAAAACCCGTTGTTAGTTGGTGGTGTTATAATAAAGATGCTGTAAAATTTAGAAATACTATGATCCCGGGAATCTGTAACTGTAAATTTTGGAAACCAGATAAAAAATATATCAGAAAAAAACTAAAGAATGTAAAATAAAGTACACAATTAAAGAAAATGTATTATATTACAGAAAATAAAAAGAGGAAAAGATGATTTCAATAATAATGCCGGTATTTAATAACTTGGAGTACACAAAAGAAGCGGTTAGAAGTATATTAGATTATACCGACATCCCGTATGAGTTAATTATTATTGATAATAATTCAACAGACGGAACGGTTGAATGGTTGAAGGAATTAAGAAATGAAATGTACATAAAAGATGGGTACATTCATACAATTATATCTAATACCGAAAATAAAGGATTTCCCGCTGCCGTTAATCAAGGTATAAAAATTGCTGTTGGGAATTTTATCTGTATATTAAATAATGATATTATTGTAACTGATGGTTGGTTAGAAAATATGTTAAGGTATTTTGAGGCAGATAAAGAGATTGGCATAGTTGGCCCGCTATCAACTAATATTTCCGGACGGCAATTAGACCAGGATTTTAATTATGATGTTGAATTAGGTAATGAAAGACATTATGAATTAATTAAAAACCATGCAAAAAAAATACATGAGAATAATTTCGGCGAGGTCTTGTTTTTTGATCGTGTGATTGGTCATATTGTTATTAAAAGGGCTGTTATCGATGCGCTTGGGGGTTATGATGAACGTTTTTCTCCGGGTAACTATGAAGATGACGATCTTTGTTTAAGAAGTCGCCTGGCTGGCTTTAAATCGTGTATAGCGCAGGATGTTTTTGTTTATCATTTTAAATCAAAAACATTCTCAAAAGAACCTGAAAAATATAGAGAATTATTAGCAACTAATCACATGAAATTTATTAACAAGTGGGGCATAGATGCCGGCGCTGCTGCATATGGTGTGATGCCCATTAAATTCCCGGAATTAAAAGTAAATTTATAAGGAATAAAACATGAGAGTTATTGTTGAATTAGGAGACTATCTTGAAGAAGAACTCAAAAAAAATGGAATTGAGGACGGGGATATAATTCCTGCGTTTTTAATTGACAGTTTGAGAATTAAAAGATTAAAAGAAGAAATTGAAGATAAAAACATTCTGTTAACACATAGAAAAATAGAAATTGAGGATTTAAGAAGAATAAACATAATAATTAGTACATTAAATAACTTGGGGTAAATTATGGAAATATTCGGAAAATTATTAGACAGGAAAACAAATAAACCTATTGAAGGCGCTGGAATTTTCTTACATAATGGCGAAATAAAAACAGATAAAGATGGTCGATTTGTTTTAACATTAAACGATAATTTGGGTTTAGGGGCAATAAAAGAGGGTTACGCTACAGAGACTTGTGACGTAGAATATAGAAATAATGAAATAATTATTTACATTTTACCGGAGAAAAAGAAATGAAAAGTTATTTAATATTATTCATATTGTTTTTAATCCCCTTATTTTTAGACTCAAAAACAATCAATACAAATCAAACCAATTCTTGCTATATCCAGGAAATTAAGTGTAAAATACCCGATTCAATTAAAAAATCGGTAAAATTTAAAAATCCAAAATATGTAGTTGTTTGTCGATTTAACCGCTATTTGGGTGAATATGAATATAAGTTTGTTCTAAAAAGCAAACTTAAAAACAAAAGATTTAGCTGGATAACCGGAGAAATGGAAAAAACGGAGTTATATTATGAAGATTAAAATATTATTAACCATTTTGCTGACGTCAACAATATGCTTTTCAAAAACAATCAAAAAAGTCCCTTCCGATTTTTTCTATGAAGTTAAAAGAATTGAATACGAAAAAGGTATTCCCTCACAAGCTACTTTCTCAATAAGTGTTCTTGAAACCGGCTGGTTTAAAAGTAATTTGTGTGTGAATCATAATAATTATTTCGGAATAATGAGTAAAAACAAAGGCAGAAGTTTTAATTCCATGTACGAGTGCCTTAATAAATTTACTTTCCTTATAACAAAATCGAATTATTATAAAAATGCTTATGCTAACCGGAATGATTGCAATGCCTTTATTGATAATATGATTTATTGGAGCGAGTTAAGGGGAAAATATACAAGTACCGTAAAGTACATCGCGAATAAGTATGAATTTGTACCGGAATGCGAGATAAAAGATAATAATTATTATGAAATAAAAAACAAAGAAAAAGATATTGCTTTTGAAATCTTTAACTGGGTAACTGAAAACATAGAATATGATTATACCACTTTCTTTAACCCGGAAATAGCAAATGATTACACCCTTAACACAAAAAAAACACAATGCAAGGGATATGCTGAACTATATAAAAAGTTATGTGAAAGCAGGGGTTTAAAATGTGAAGTTGTGGAAGGTAGGTATAAATACAGGGGGTACCAATATGGTGATCCTATTAGCGATGCAAATCGACATTTTTGGAATGTTGTTTATTATTCAGGAAAACCGCACTATGTCGATTGCACATTAGGCGCCGGATATTTGACGAATAATAAATGGGTTAAAAATTATGATAAATATTATTTTGACCCGGATCCGGGAGAGTTTGAAGTAACCCACTTTCCACTATCAAGAACAGATTTAATCCACAACAAAAAACTCAATATTCACCAATTTCAAGCGGCTACATTAGACTATTGGTATGTGGTCAAACTATCTGATTTCGTCTCACCAATGAGCGCCGAGGACTGCCTGGATGCATGTGAGCGTGATTATGTGTTTGACTTTATTTCTGTTTATGACCCAAAAGCAAATATTTATTATATCGGGGTTAAATTTGATAACCGTCAACAGGCTTTTTGGATGCGGGACTATTTTGCCGAAGAGGGATTTATTAAACCCGAAGTAATTAAGATAACAAAGAATGTAGGGATAATGTATAAATGACAAAACATGAAATAAAAATACTTGATACGATTTGGAGTTATGCAGTAAAAGAAAAATATGATTTCAAATGCGCATGGTCAGGAGAGACAACAAACCTAAATTCACATCATGTTATAAGCAGGATAATATATATTTTGCGTTGGGATTTAGAAAATGGTTTATGTCTAACCGTTAAATATCATAAGTTTGATGGGAACTCCATACACAACAATCCTATAATCTGGGAAAACAGATTAAATGAACTTGGAATAAAAAAAGATAAATTACTCAAAAGAGAAAATGAGATTTATTTAAATGATTTTTATTGCACTATAGAAAAATTAAAAAGTCAATGCGAGGAACTTCATTTATCTAATTCTCTGAAACTTATTGATGATGAATATAACAAACACGAAAAATCCGTATTGAGATTATACAAAAAGAAAGACTCAAAAAGAAAGTTGATTCAAAAGAAGCAGTTAAGAATTAGAGAGATTAAAAAGAAAGAAATTAAACACACAAAAATAAATAAGGGGGTTTTATGTTAAAAATAATTAATAATTCATCGGGCTGGTTAAAAGAATTAATGATATTTTCATTCCTTCTTTTAATTTTTGCTATTTATATTTTATTATTCGGTCAAAACGGAGCGGTAAATTTAAACCTGATTTTATATTTATCAGTTCTTGTCTTTGTTAATACTTTATTGTCATCATTAAGAACCCGCTTTCAATTTCCGAATATTGATTTCGAGCGTGAATTATTAGTAAATAACCGGGCATCTGCTATTGTTGTTAGTTCAATTTATATTAGTACTGCTATTATAATCGGATGTGGAATAATTGCTTTAGCATGGATAACTAATTGAAGTATTTATTAAAAATATTGCTCTTTCTTAGCGTTTATAATTGCTATTCTCAATTACCTATAAGCATTATACTAAAAACAGAGGACTCAATCGTTTCCATTTCTCTTGACAGGGCTTTAAGTATGCAATATGTTAGAGAACACGGAAATAACAGAGGCAAAGAAGTTGAAATGTTTCTGAAAAGTGTAAACAGGAACCCTGGCGATAGTTGGTGCGCTGCATTTGCTTATGATTGCTTTTTGTATGCTAATGAAAAGACCGGTATTGAAATACCTATAAAAAAGAGCGGTTTATGCCGGGACATTTGGAATGATGCACTAAAAAGAGCGGTTGAAATATCCAACAATCCTATGCCTAAAAAAAAGGATGTAATAGTCTGGAAGGGGGATGGATTAAGTGGGCACATAGCAAGAGTAGTTGCATACCTCGGCAATGGCTTTGTGTCGACTATAGAGGGCAATACAGGCGGGGGTTCGGATGATAATGGAGATGGTGTTTATTTAAAAAAGCGTAATTACAAATGTTTAATGGGTAAATTAAGAACACTTGGATTTATAACCTGGATTTACCCTGAAAAATTTGATATCGAAAAACTATTAAAATTGTATTGGTGGCATGGAAAATAATATGCGAAATTCCGATATAGCTATAATATCAACTCTAATCAAAGAAATCGATACTGATTTGGATAAATTAGGGAACGATATTTTCGTTTTTCCTATGGAAGAAAAGCACCTGAAAATAAGAAATAATTTATTTGATGTGAAGAAAATAATTGAAGGTATAAAAAAGGACTTATATGAGCGATAGTATAACAGAAAAAGCTATAGTAACGGTATCGGATAAATTTTTGGGTACATGGTCAGGAAAGTTGATTATAGCAGCCTGTATTCTTACTTATTTTCTTTTTGCTGGCGGATTTATTGGTCAGTGCAATAAAAATAGTAAGTTACAATCGGTTAATCAGGAATTAGTTCAACAAATAATAGATTTACAACCGGTTATACAAGAGAATAAAACCCTTCATTCTCAATACGTTGCAACGAACGATAAATTAGATTCCCTGATAAAAGATAAAAACGATTTAGATAAAATCGTTAAAGAACAAAGCATTAAATTAGTTGCTGCTTATACAACAATAAGCGAACTACAGGACTTTGATTTAGATTATCAAATTATTTATGATACGGTTTATGTTAATAACATAGGTACAATATCCATAAAAGAAAAAAAGTTTGATACCTTAAACGCTTGGTTTGACATAAGCGGAAAAGTAGATAGCACATCAATTCATTTTAATAGGATAAAATTTCTTGATTCTCTTCAATTCATTTTAACTGAAAAAAACAACGATTATTATAAGGGGTATATTAAAAACTTTAATCCCTATTCTGATATAAAAAGACTTGAAATAAACATTAAGCCAGATCAAGATAATTTAACATGGTATTGGTATGCTATAGGGGGCTTTGTTTCCGGAGCGGCAATAATTTATTTTATTAAATAAAGGAAAGTTATGAGAGCGTTCATTTTATTAAAAGATTTTAATTTTTTTGGTAAAATAATACCAAAAGGGACAGTTTATACTATGTTTCCTTATGACCACGATGTTTATATTTGCAATACTCCAAACGGCGACATATGCCCGCACTGGAATTTAACATTTATGACTGTCATCAATAACGATGAATATTTTCTTGAGATCCCACGGCAGTTTTTAAGATTTAGGGATAACACTAAATAAGAAAAAGCATTATATCACACAACAAAAGGAAAATAAAATGAGAATAAGATTTAGAGAAATATTTAATTTTACAATGTTGTTCACTTTAATAATTCTTTTTGGACTTTTAGTAAAGTCTTATTTTAAGGAAATGTTTTGAACCCGATAGATGATTTTGAAGTTAGACCTTATAAAATAAATTTGGCAATAGAGCCAAAATCAATTAATAATAAAATGGAGAATTATATGGAAGCATTAAACAAAGAGGGTATTGAAGAAACCCTCGACATATTTAAATTTTTTGTAGGTATTGGTAATACAGTTAAAAGCGTAACAGCAGAGGATAGCGCCGGCGGGAAAAGTGTTACACTAATGGAAGACCTGCAATTTATCCCGGATGCAAAGAATGCGATTGCGGCGGTTGTGGGGATCGCTAAAATCCCAGCCGAAGTAATGGACACAATCACACCCGATGAATATGCACAACTGGAAGCGGTAATTAACGAATCAAAATTCATTCCTGATGACCTGAAAAACGGGGCTGTCAAGAAAATTCTTAAATGGACAGTTGATACAAAGAATCTTATTTTTGAATTATTTCCACCTGCAACAAAAGAAGTTACCCCGGCTTAAGGCTCCATGCCTGCGGTCGGGAAAAGGGGCGGTCGTCCTCCTACCGTCCCTTCCTTATATATAGAACAAACCCAAAAAAAAGTCAATACCTTTCTTAAAAAAATCCACTTATTTTAGGGTATAAATTTATACCCAAATTACCCTCAATAAAATCAAGGGTTTTCACGGTATTTATTCTATAATAATAATATAAAAAGCAAGAAATAGTAAATAACTAATTTAAAACAAAAAATTTTGAGGAAGTTATGAAAAAGCAAGAAATCGAAAAAAAGGAATTATGGTTAACAATTAAAGAATTTGTTAAAAATTTTGACCTCACAAACGAATCGGCAAATCAAACCGCATACGAGGGAGAGGGTTCCGTTGTTTCTGATATTAAAAAGTTTTTTAAGCCGTTCAAACCCTCATTTGAAGAATCCGCCAGCTCCTCCCCTTTGCAACTTCAAAATCACATAATCGTTTATAAAGATGACGGCTGTAAAATTAGAATAGAAATAAAGAAAAGAAAATTTGCATCAAACTGGTTAGATATTACAGTTACTGATTTATCGGAAGAAGCAACAAAAAGAGCAAAAAAATTTATGGATAATTTAGCGTAATTTTAACTAATATTTTTTAATCGGGCGGGAAACCGCCCACATTTAAGGAATAAAACAATGACAACTGAAAGAGAATTAACAAAAGAAGAATACGCTCTTTTATTAAAAGAGTGTAAAATATTGGATTGCAATGATCCGCTTTGTAAATGCAAAGATGAATATTATATAAAAAACAACAATGAGGTTTGGCATAAACACTATAGTAATTATGCCGACAATTACCCGGTTTTTGATAAATTTAGATGTACTTTATAACGAAAGGATAAACCATGCTAAAAGAAAAACAGAAACCAACCGCCCGCCCTGGAGTAAGCATTAAGCTACTCCCGGATGAATACACAAAATTTAAAGAGTTTGCCGAGTCCTGTACAAAACCAAACGGCACACCTCAAACAATACCGGGGCTTTTAAAAACCCTGTTATATGTAGTTGTCAATGGTCAACCTATTGACGAAAGGAACGGGCTCAATAATTATGAGTTCCGGGAGAAAAAATAGGTTACTGAAAATCAGGAACCGGGAATAAAATAGGAGAGAGAGATGAAACCACCTTCAATTGAAAAAATGAGAAGATACCTAAGGAAGCATAGTGAAAGCTACTATTTAAAAGAAAATAGGTCAGATGAAGAATATTATACATATCTACTCAACAGATATATTGAAACGAAAAACAATAATAATGAGGATTGGACGAAATGAAAGACTGTAATCAATGTAAATATAAACAAAGGCGGGATGATTTTAACGTTAGGGGGCGTGTTTATTTTAAATGCCTATTACCGGAGAATAACAATAAAACCATAACACAGTATGTCCTTGACAAAAAAGAATATAAAAAATGCAAATTAAAAGCGAATGATAAGCAAGGGGGCTAATAAATTAATAACTTTATTAAAAACCATAAAAGATAAAAAGTAATTTAAGCCCTTCGGGGCTTTTAATATAGGGTATTATTTTTTACCCTTAAATTAGCTTGACATTATTTTAAAATTCACGTATATTTAAATAATTAGTTTTTATAATCCTTAAGAAGGAATGAAATGAAAACAGGTTGCCAAAATAAATATTCAAAGATTCAGCAAGACCCCGAGGTTATAAATCGTCCGGCAACCACGATTATAATTTTGGGGTTTTGTGTTGTATAGGAGGATTTATGCCTAAATCAGTAGCCAAAAAGTTACAATATATGCAGGATTCCTACAAAAGGAAACTTGCAGAGTATGCAAAAACACACAAGCCAGCCAGAACCTATACACCCGCATATGGAAACCCCGATGATAACATCTCAAATAAAAAATTAACTATTTTTAAACTAACTGCGGAGGACTATGAATCAATAACCTCATAAACATTACAAATTCCTAAATCCGGGAGTGCCCTATACTCCCGGTTATTATTTGACAGAGTGTGGTTAACGAATTTTTAGAAGATAAATTATATTTGAAATAAAACGGAGGAAAAAAAAATGAAAGAGTTTACATTATTAAAATCAAAAACCGATAAAAATATATTTTATTTTGCAACGATAGATTTTGAACTTGAAAAATTTACTATTGAAAATAATGATTCTTTATTTCCAGAAAAATTAGAATTAATTGAAAAAATTAGATATGAATCATGCGATGACATACCCGAAGATTTCACAAGAGATTTAGTAACTTGTTCAAACCGCTTCACGCACAAAGATATAATTAATTATTTTATGGCATTTTATAATTCAGATTTTAGAAATAAAATAATAGTTGTTTATAAAGTAAAAAAATAAACGGAGGATTTATGCAATTCAAAAAGTTTTATTTATTAAAAGATGGTTCCGGAAACAATGTTAAAATTAACAACATTCCATTTGTAAAATACCTAATAAAATTTTATAATTGGTTGGGTTTCCGGGTATTTTATGTAGGGGGAAAATCAAAATGATTGAAACGAAAAACTACATAAGTACAAAAGAGATGACCTATGAGCAATGGCAAGAAGCCCGCTGTATAGGTTTGGGCGGCAGTGATGTATCTGCTGTTTTGGGTTTATCAAGATGGAAAACTCCGCTTGATGTTTATAATGAAAAAGTGAACGGCGTTAAGGTTGTAGAAAATGCAAAAATGAGAGCCGGGAAAAAATTAGAGGATATTATCGCTGATTGGTGGATGGAAGAAACCGGAATAAAGTTATTAAGGGATAACAAAATAAGAATCCATCCGGAACATGATTTTCTGATTGCCAATTTGGATAGGGTAATTGTAAAATCAAACGGGAACGGGAACGGAATATTTGAAGCGAAAAATACAACAACATACGCTAAAAAGTTGTGGGGCGGCGAAATATCAGATGATGCTTTTTGTCAAACTCAGCATTATTTTGATGTTACAAAATGGATTTGGGGGAACCTTGCCGCCTTAGTTGACGGCTGGGATTTTAACAGGTATCATATCCAGCCCGATAAAGAATTTATTGAGATGAAAAACGAAGTTTTAATAAAATTCTGGAATCATAACATTTTAAGTAAAATCCCGCCGGAACCATCTACTGAAGATGATCTCAAAAAATATTGTAAATCAGAAAAAGGAAAAACGATTGAATTGGTTGGAGAGAATTATAAGACACTCGAAGATCTGAAATTATTAAAAGAAAGAGAAAAAGAATTAAAGAAAACTATTGATGAAAAAGCGCTATCAATAAAACTTGTAATGAAAGAAAGTACTATCGCAACTTATGCAGGGAAAACCGTTGCAACGTTCAATCAAAACAAACCAAGTAAAAAATTCAATGAGAATAGGTATGAACTTGAAAACCCGGATATTTATGATTCTTATTGTGAAGAAAAAGAGGGTGCAAGAGTATTTTTATTAAAAATTTAACTTAACAAAACAGGAGGAAATTATGTCGAAAGCAGAAGAAATTAAAAACAAACTTTTAAAACAAACCGGAAAAACGGAAGAAACAAAAATGATTATTCCGGCTACCATGGCGGGTCTTTCGGATGAAGATATAGGAAAGACGATTGAATCTTATAAACCGCAGATGTTGCAGATTTTACCAAAACACTTAACGGCGGATAGGGTTATGAGAATAGCAACTGGCTTAATCTCACGGACGCCCGGACTTAAAGAGTGTACAACGGAAAGCCTAATAGGGGCTTTAATGCAATGTGCGGTATTGGGTTTTGAACCAATACAAATTTTGGGGCAGGCTTATTTTTTGCCGTTCTGGAATAATAAAATTAAACGCAAAGAGGTTATTTTCATAATAGGTTACAAGGGATATGTGGAATTGATCGGACGAACTGGTAAGGTTTTGGATGTTTACGCTTATAATGTTTTTTCAAATGATATATTTACTCATAGATTTGGGCTGAATCCCAAATGTGATCACATTCGGAAAATCGGCGATAGGGGAGAATATTATTGTTCTTATGCAATAATAAAATATGTCAATGGCGGTTTTGCTTTTGATATAATGGATAAATCGGAAATTGAAAAAATTAGAATGAGATCGCCGGCAAAAGATAGCGGGTTTTCACCCTGGAATAATGCTGATGACTATTATGAAATGACAAAAAAAACAGTGCTTAGAAGACTAATGAAATACCAGGCAATCGCCGCTAAATATGTTGGTTGTGATGAATCGATTATTAAGCCTGATTCGTTTTTGCTCAATGGTGAAATTGATCTTGACAAAATTGAAAAACTTGATTATACGGAAACCGAAGTTATTGACGATAAAAAACCGGAGGAACCGTCCGCACAAACACAACCACAGGAACCGCCGAAGCAGGAAAGCCCGGCAAAGCCAAAAACGGCAGCCGAATTAATCCATGAAATTTTGGTTTTAACAAAATCAACCGAAAAACTACAAAAGAAAGCAAGTGATTTAATTGATAAAAAAGGTCTTGCTGGTTCAAAAGCACTCGGTGCAAAATCAGCAGAATTTTTAGAGCAATTTTTAGAAGAGTTGAAAGCCGCTTAAGGTTACGCCCTCGATTGCCTCCATACTTTCAAGGGCGAGTATTTAAAGAGGATTTAATATAACTTAAATAAGGAATAAAAGCAATGTCAAAAATAAATGTATTTTGTCCGGAATGTAAAACCATGTTTGGTCTTGATATTGATGAAGCAATAAAAGAACAAGCAAAGAAAGAACTTGATGTGGAACTCCGGAGTGAATTTAATCAGAAATTCAAAGATGTAATAACGCAAAAAGACCTTGAATACAAAGAAAAAGAAGAAAAAGCAAAAGCCGACCTTGAAACAAAAAACAATCAGATTCTTGATGACCTGATAAATGAAACAAAGGCGAAACAAGAAGCGGAGATCCTGAAAGCAAAACAGGAAGCCGCTCAGATCAAATCAGACCACGAAATAGCTATTGCTAAACTTCAACAAAAAGCCGATGAAGAAAAAAGAGCATTGAAACAGGCTGAATTTGAATCTCTTCAAAAGGCTAATAATTTAAAACAAGAACTTTTGGAAATGCAATCCAGAGCCGAAATCGAAAAAGCAAACGCTATTCAGGCTAATGAGCAAGCATATCAAAACCGATTGAATCAAAAAGATATGCAATTTAACGAACTCCAAAAGAAACTCGAAGACACAAACAGGCTATTACAGGAAGCAGAGAAAAAAGCAGTCCAGGGCAGTCAACAAAATCAAGGCGAAATTCTCGAAATTGATATTGAGAATAAATTAAAAGGACTCTTCCCTTTTGATCTTATTTCACCGGTTCCAAAAGGCGTTAAGGGTGTGGATATCGTTCTTGAAATCAGAACGGATGATAAAAAAATAGCCGGGAAAATTGCCGTTGAAATCAAGAATACAAAAGCATTCCAGAATGAATGGATTAAGACATTAACCGATAACGCCATTTTAGCCGCTGCCGATGTTGCTATCCTGATAACAACAGCAATGCCAAAAGATATTCCGAACGGTGGAATTGTAAATAATATTCTTATTATTAGTTACTCACAAATTGAAACCGCCTTTAAAATAATCAGAAATCAAATCCTGAAAGTATATGAAATCCGGGCAAGTCAAGAGGGCAAAGCCGGGAAACTCGAACTTTTATATGATTATTTCACATCGCCAAAATTCAAAAACACCTATGAGGGAATAATTTCAATTATTACAAACATGGAAGACGAATTGATTAAAGATAAGCGTCAATCCGATTTAATGTTTGAAAGACGTGAAAAATCGTTAAGGCGGGTTAAAGATAACACGATTTTATTTTACAGTGATATCCGCAAAATCGGTGCCGGTTCAATTCCGGAATTTGAATATAACGAAGTTAAAATTTTAAATGAGGCATAAGACCTCCTCCAAAAAACACCCCTGCTTTCAAGGGGAGAGCAGGGGGTTTATTAAAAGGAAAATATTATGATTAAACAATATGACAGTATTGAACTCGACACAAACCCGAAAGGATATTATTTACATGCGCTAAAAGGTTATTACCCGCAACTAATGAACCTCAAAAAGAAAGTAAATGATCCTTATTACAATAATCTTTTTGAGATTCTTGAGGGTTTAAATTTGATAGCAAAGAACGACACACATACACCGAAAAAATTAGATGAATTTTTAGAATTTATGGAAACAAAAAGCAGGGAATCATAAAATGTTATACAGAGATCATTTTCAAAACTACAAAACATACAATATACCAAAAGCGCAACTAATCATTGCCGATGTTCCCTACAATTTAGGAAATAATGCTTATGCTTCAAATCCGGCGTGGTATAAGGATGGTGATAATTCAAACGGTGAGAGCGAATTAGCCGGGAAAGAATTTTTTGATACCGACAAAGATTTTAGACCTGCCGAGTTTATGCACTTTTGCTCTACTATGTTAAAAAAAGAAGAAAAAAAGCCAAAAGTAGAATTGGATGAAAAAAAACGAATGAAAAGCAACTCTCCCTGTATGCTTATATTTTGTGAATTTGAACAGCAGTTTACATATATCGAACTTGCGAAAAGATACGGGTTAAGCAGGTATATCAATTTAGTATTTAGAAAAAACTTCTCTGCTCAGGTATTAAAAGCAAATATGAAAATAGTTGGAAATTGTGAATACGGACTTGTTTTTTACCGAGAGCGTTTGCCAAAATTCAACAATTATGGAAAAATGGTTTTCAATTGTATGGACTGGGAGAGAGACGATAACATCCCAAAAATACATCCTACCCAAAAACCGGTTGTACTCTTGAAAAAAATAATTGAAATATTTACAGATGAAGGCGACGTGGTTATTGATCCTGTTGCCGGTTCCGGAAGTACCTTAGTTGCCGCTATTGAAATGAACCGTAAAGCATACGGATTTGAGATTAAAAAGAATTTTTTCACAGATGCCACTAAGTGGATTAACGAAACAATACAAACTAAAGAAGATATGAAAAAATATGGGTTTAACAAAACTCAATTAGAAAAAGTTCAACCAACTTTATTTTCATAAGGAGAACAAAAAATGAAATATACAATATTTTTATTACATGGTGGGAAATTGGAAATTGAAGGTAATGATGCGGTATCGGCTTTTAACAATGCTGGAATTGGTAGGGGAGCACTAAAAGCAATAGATTTTTATGCTGAAGAAGAAGATGCAAAAAAATATGAGTGGAATCCGAAAACAAAAAACTGGGATAATACGGAATTAAATAAAATTATCGAAATAAATGGAGAGTAAACATGAAAACAAAAATTGAAATTAACTGTTGTATATGCGTAACAAAGCACGAAACCGAAATTGATTTACCGGACGGCTGGAAAATTCAATATGATTCAATTGACGTAGATAAGGGCTTTTGTCCAAAGCATTCAAAAATATATGATTTTGTAGATTCTCAATGTCCGGGATGTGTTGAAGGCTGGAAGGACTGCTCTTTCTGGCATAAATTTGCTTATAATAAGCACGATTTAACGAAACGGGATTTTCAAATTATTGAGAGTGGATTTTGTCCAGTTAGAACTAATGGAACTCTTGTTTTTTCTGAAAAAGGTAAGGAGAATATTGATTTAAGCGAAAAAGCAACGAACGAAGCTGGTAAATGTTTAGCTGATGCAATTCGTGAATATTGGGATAGATACCCACTCGAAAATATTATAATTTTTAATTATGTCAAAATGGATGGAGAGTAAACATGGAAATTAAAAAGTTTGAATATCGCCGTTTTCATCAAGATGATCTAAAATTAGCAATTTTATTTGCAGAGGAGTCTTTGATAAAAAAGAAAACAGAAATAAAAATACAAAAACAAAAAATAAGATTATTAAAACAACTTTGCAAATTTAAATCAAAACTTGAGGTTTGCGATGACCGGGATTTTCAGGAAAGGGGAAGTTGCTTATTGCAGAAAGTAAATAATATTTCAAAACAATTAGATGAATTAGAGAATGAAACATCCCGTTAAAATAAAATTTAAATATGGCAATCGGGTTCTTTTATTGGTTATTGATTTTTTAATTACAGTCAATAAAAGAGAAAACGATAGGAATGTTTTCACACTAAAAGAGCTAATATTTTATACGTCATTGAATTCGGGCGGTGAATATCTAAGGGAATGTAGAACTAAAGGCTTAATAAAATATAACGTGCCACTTAGAAAAAAAGGAAAATACATCCTTAAATCCGATATATTCGACCTTGAAAGAGCAAAGAATATAATCAACGATGGCAAGTACTATGTTGAAGTTAAAGAACCTTTATTTGAAGAAGTTGAACAATTGGAGTTAATAGCAATTTAAAATAATTTATTTAACAACGGAGGAAACATGAAAGCAACAGATTTAATAATTATGAAGGAAATAATTAACACAAGCAATAATTGGTTGCCTGATCAACGCAAAAGCGTATTAACCCGAATCGACCAAATTCTTGAAACCGATCAACAGATTAAGGTTAACATAGAAGGTCAAAACGAAAATATTAAGTCTTTAGGAATGGAAATTCTTATTATTAGCGGTGAATCTGCTAACCTGCCTTTAGACTTCAGCGCTGGAATAATGAACCAATTAAAACCCGTAGAACCCGATCCGGTAAAAGACAAACCACTGAAATTATTAATTAAAAAAGAGGAAATACCAGACAATCAGGGAAAGGAATGGATAATATCAAATATTATGTCATACCAAAACATTCCACCGGATTCAAAAGACTATAAAAAACTATACGATGAATTGATTGTAAAATCACATTCGGAATTAAAAACGATGCTGGAAATAACTGCAAAAGGTCAAAAAGAAGAAAAAAATCTTGATTCTAAAATTGCCGGCGATAAATTCAAATCAAAAAAATTCAGGGGTTCAAAATTCAAAGACAACTTAATTCAGGAATATTCTAAATTATTAAAAGAACTCCCGGAGAATTTACAAAAAACATATTCACGTTCTGACGGTGAAATATTGAGCCTAAACATACCTCAAATCCAGGATTTAATAGCAGAAATGACGGTAAAATTAAACAAATTAACAAAGATGAAATAATTTATTCTTAATGGAATTAAAGAATGAGTGAAAACGGCTGGATCAAGTTACACCGGAAAATATTGAGAAGTGAATCTTTAAAAAAATTTACTCGAATTGAAAAATTTAATTTTTTGGAGTTACTCATGAACGCAAATTACGAAGATGAAACTATAATTATTGCAGGTGAAAACGTTATTATCCCCCGAGGCGGATCCCTGTTAGACATAAAGCAACTATCAAAGGACATGGAAATTGAATATAGAAAAATTTGTTCTTTTCTTGAAAAACTCGAAAAAAACGGCATTATTGAAAAGAAAAATGTCAAACATCGCTGCTTAATTATTTTCTTGAATTACGAAAAATATCAGGGTAATACTTTGGAAATACTTTCGGAAAACTTTGGTAATACTTCGGGAAAAGTTTCTCATATTTCTCAAGGAGTTACAGGGAATAGTACAAATACTTTCCAAGAACTTTCCAAGAACTTTCCAAGAACTTTCCAAGAAGTCGACCCTACTCTATATAAAAGAAATAAAGAAATTAATAATATAAGAAAAGAAGTAGTTGAATCTTGCGATTCAACGCCTCCTGAAAATCCAAATTCTTTAATTTTAGAAAAACCTAAAACAAAGAAGCTGGCATATAAGCCTGAAAAATACTCCGAGGACTCAAAGCCTATGGAATTTGCAAGAATGATGCTAAAAGATTTAAAAGCCCTTTTACCTGACGATAAAAGCCTTGATAAAACAAACATTCAAAAATGGGCTGCCGATTTTGATAAATTAAACCGGATAGATGAAAAAGAATGGAGCGAAATTGAAAAGGTCTGGAAGTGGGCTAACCAGGATTCTTTTTGGCAGAGTAATATCGAGAGTCCCGGTACATTAAGAAAAAAATATAGAAAATTATATTTACAAATGCAAAAGGATAATAATTATGGAAGCGGTACAAAGAATAAGTTTAAATCAGATGAACAGCGTAATGCAGAGATACAACAAACCGAACGATTTAGCTACCTCAAAAAAGATTTACAGCCTGCGGGATAACGAATATAAATCTTTTTTAGCTGAATGTTGTGAAGAGTTAAGAATTGGTTTGCAAAAAGAGCAGGATGTTGAACAGGTGAAAAGATTAATTGCCTTTATGGAAGAAGAGGGCTGGAGTACGGAAAGGGCTGTAAGCCAAATTAAGATAGCGTTAAGGAATAAAGGAGCCTCAAAAGATACGGTTTTTTATAATCAAACATGGACTTATCAAACCATTTTAAATGCAATAGATACCCCGATAAAAAAAGAAATGCCGAAACCCGAATTTGTTGTTTTTTATAACAAGATTGAAAAAAGGGTTTGTTTCTGGGATTTAACCTACTCAGGAAAATGTCCACTTTCCAATATTCCCTTTTTAGATTACATGAATAATCTTGATAAACGAAAAGAATATGACGAATATTTAGGCGTTCCCGCTCCTGAAAAAGAATTAAAATTATTATCCGAAAAAGCAAAAGAACCGATTTCTCTTGAGGATCATTTGAAAAAATACAGTATTTATGAATATTCGAAAGTTGATCCGGTTATTGCTGATGACAAATTATTTGAAAAGCGTGAAATAAACAAAAAAACGTTTGTATTTATGAAAAAATACTCCGAAATCGAATTAAATAACATTTTACAAGAATTCAAAAGCGAAATTCTTTCATAAATGCGATTTAAGGAACGTTTAGTGAAAGTTGATAGAAATATACTAACGAAGCAAAAATACATTAACGTACCCCTATAGAAAATTAATTTCAGGGGGTTTTAGAATAAAACAGAAATGAGAAAACAAGGATTTTAAAAATGTTTAAATGGACTGATTTCATACGTGAAGGGTATATTACAGAAAAATGGATTTGTTATAAGGAAGCAGATTTTTTAAAAGCGGTATGGTGCAAACGTAAAAACCGAACTATAAAACCGGAAATAATAAAAGGCTACAATCAATCCTTTTTAACAAGAAAATTAATTAAATGTAATAATATAACTAAATCACATGAATAGAGGTGAAAAATGGAACAAGAAGAAATAACAAAAGAATGTGATATACTGGAAAACAAAATACAGAATAAAGTGTATGATATGTTACCCAGCAATTGTACACAAAAAACTATATTCTATCTTGAATTAGTTCTTGATTTATTGGAAAAAATAAAAGAGTAATTATAACAAAAATAAAGAGGTGAAAAATGATAACAAAAAATGAGACAAAGATTTTTTCATTGAGATATAAAGATATATACCTAATAATTCATACTGAGAATAATGAGGTAAATTTAGAAATTAAATGTGATAGGGACAATACGGCAAATAGGGGTATATCTATATCACAAGAGGATTTCCTTACTGCCGCCGATATAGTCAAAGAGGTAAAAAATGGATAAACTAAAAGAAGAAATAAAAGGCATAATAAAAAAACATTATAATTCATCACAACAATATTTTGAAATAGTACACAAAGAACTTGACGACCTTCTCTCCCACTACGCCATATCCGATAAGTCGCATATGGCAAGTTATACAATTCTTTGTAAAAATGGTGGAGAAATTGTTTATACACAGAAAGATACCATATCCGAGAAAGTGGAAGGTAAGGAAAGTGGGTTGAGTAAGAGTAAGATATTAGAAATAGAAAAGTGCAGTGAGTGTGAAAAAGCGGGTTGGTCTTGTGAAGTTAGGGATTTTTCCGATTGCCCTCTCCCGGACACAGATAAATTCATAGAAGGGATATTGAGGGAGTACGTACAATTCTGTAAACTGCACAGAGATACGTATTACAAACAAGGATTGAGTGAGAATAACTTGATTAATGATTTTATTGAGTCAAGAGGTAATTTATGACAAAACAAGAATTAAAGTGTAAAATAGAAGATTATATTGAACAGGAAATGGAAGCTGGTCAAGACGATATATGGGAAATATCGTGTAGAATAGTTGACAATGTACTTATGGAGTACGATGAGGAGATATTGAGGGAGTTTGTGAAGCATGTAGATAAAAAAGATGCGGACGATGATCCGTGGTCATATACAACGGAAGAATTAATTAACGATTTTATTAAATCAAGAGGTGAACAATGAAAAAAATTAGACATAGTTTAAGAAGCAACTATTTTTGTAAAGACGAATCATGCGCTCACGATAGTTGCGATTGTTTCTGGCAAAAGAGTGGAGGGTATGCCCCTAAATTAATAGTTAAGTCGAAAGATTTAAAAAGTGTAACAGTTAAATGCAGTGGTTATAGAAAAAGGAGTAGCAATGAATCTAAGTGAAGAAATAACTAAGTATTATGATGATATGAACTGGGAAAAATCAGAGTTACATATCAAGTGGGTTAAGGGAGTCCAAGACCTTGAAACCCAGTTAGAGGAAAAAGAGAAAGAAATTCTTAAATGGAAAGACTATCAGATAAGGTCTATGCAAAATACAGAAAATATATTAACAGAGAACCATCAACTCACAAAAGAAAATGGCGAGTTAAAGGATAAACTTGCCGGTATTACCCTTCAAGCAAGTACGTTGTCAGAAGGTATGAATAAGGTGATAGAAGAGAATAAGGAGCTAAGGGAAAGTCTTAAAAAGTCTTATGATACAAAAGAACGAGAGAAAGAAGAAATAGCTAATTTCTATAGAAAAAAGAATGACAAGAGAAGTAACAAAGAAAACGGATACAGACCTTGCAGATTTAGTAAAGAGTATTTAAGGTAATTAACCAGGCACGTATGGCGGAATTGGTAGACGCAGTCATGAGGAGGAAATGTCTTGACCCCTCGCAAGAGCAAAGTCAAGTGACGGGATGATAGAAACTCGGTGAAACCCCGAAAAAATAAATGAAAGAGGACAGGGTGAGAATACCTGTAAGAACTAAACTATCATTAAAAATAAGAATCCTGTGCAGGTATCAAATCCTGCTACGTGCCTGATATTTAAGAGGAAATATGAAAATAATATTACTTAAAAATCCGGGGAAACTTTTTGAATACACCTTTAGAAGTGAAGGTGTAAAGTGTGGTGATTTTTATGAGTGTATCGTTGGTTTTAATTCCTATATTAACAAAAAATTTCGGAATAAATATTTACCACACTACAAATATATTCAAGGGCGAATCTGTGTTGGTTGTGGATATAAAGAAGGTTCAAAAATATTAATAAAGACCTTCGTAAGCGATACCTTGCGAATAGTGGGTGAGTATGTTCTAACTAAAAGAGATGTGGCAATATTAGATAAGAGATGGGAGTGCGAATTTTTAAACCATCCCTTTTTATTTTTGAGGGGTGAAGATGTTGTAATAAGTGAGTATAAACATGAATAAAGATAAAATAAATACTATTTGTAAATACTGTAAATATCTGTCCATGTGTAATGAATTTAATCATTTGCTGAAACAAGAGTACATGGTAAATTTTAGTACTATACCTTGTTTCTGTCCAAAACACTATAAATCACCGCTGCCTTATCAGGCGTGGGAAAAGTATCAATAAATAATAATTAACAATAACAAGGAGTGAATATGCCAGACGACTTCTTTAAAACCGACGAACCTACTAACTTAGAATGTTGTAACTATTGTAAATATGCTATAAGTACAAAAAGATATAACACGGAATTTGTAATTGGTTTCCGTTGTGAAAAGTTAAATAAAGATATTAAGGATATTATGACCATCCTTAAAGATTGTCCACTAAATAACAAGGAGAAAGAAGATGCTTAAGGAAATTAAAGAAAATATTTGTCTAAGTATTGATGAAACAGATGAATTTAGTGTTGGTATAGAGGCGTATGAGGAATATGTTGAAATAATTAAATGCGACCAAGAGATTACTTTAAATGAATATGAGTTTAGAGAACTTCTCTCCCTTGCCCCTAAGATACTTGACAAAGAAACAATAACCAATATAATCCAGAGCTGGGGTTATCAGTACATTGATGATATAGATAATATTTAGGAGAGAATGATGACAAGTAAAAAGCATATACCTTTTAAACTGATCAAAGAGGATAGAATAATTCAGCCCCAGATCAAAAGAGTATCTATGGAAGAATTTTTTGGTGACTTATTGGAAGATAAACCTAAGGGTTTTTCAATATCTAATATACCAACGGTAGTATATACTGGACGTAAATATAAGATGGAAATAATTATAGGAGAAAAAGGTGCAAAAGATAAAGTATGAATTCATTAATTCAGAAAACAAAGATAGTCTTGTTAAATCACTTTGTATAACCTTTTGCCCAAACGGAATATTAAATATGGTTAACTCAAAAGGGTGTCATGAATGTGAATATTTTGTTGATTTTGACAAAATAAAAAAAGAAGTTTATTGTAACTATAAAGAGGTGAAAGATGGAAATTGAAAGACAAATTAATAAAGTATTAGCAGGTATAAGAGCAATGAATCATAAGCCCGATGCACTATTGTTTATCGATAGTACGGATCAAACTTATGATGAAGACTATCTATCTGATATACCTGTATTCCATACAGAGTATATTCATACTGATAATGAAACAGAGTCCAGTTTTATACCTATATGGAAACACGAATATGAGGGGATGTGGGCTGACATAATTAAATTTTATCGTACATTTGAGGAGGAAGAGTGATGGAAATTAAAGATATTGATAAGCGATTAGCGGAAATTGAAAAAATGCGTGATAATCTCTATTCAGAGATAATAGAACTTAAAGCAGAAAGAGTTCGTGAAAATATACGTGTTTTACGTAAAACCGGGTATGGTACGTGTGATAATAATTACTATCACATAGAACCCGAGAAAGATATATTACATAACCTTAATTTTTACGGTAACTTCTATTCAGTAGACAACAATGTGTATGGGTATCATGAAGATGAGGAACTCTATGAATATACTGATTTTGAGCGTTTTGTTATTACTTCTATAACAAAAGAACAATTTTTGATTGCCTTAGATAAACAATGTAATTATTTAAAAAGGGAGTATGGTAATGGAAATTAAGATTAAGTATTACTGGGAAGATTATAAAAATGTAGATGGAAACATAATATCGGAAATAAGAACAATTCCACAGATTGAGGACAGAAACACCTCCGATTCTCTACAAGTTGCGATTGACAGCAATAAAATTCTTGCCCGCTGCCTTGGTACCGGATTAAAGGATAAGAACGGTAATGAGATATTTGAAGGGGATATAGTTAAAATAATATATGAAGGGATTGAACAAATTGGTGTTATTAAATGTGAAACAAAACTATATTCAGGATTTGCGGTACAAATTGAAGGCAATAACCATATATTTAATTATACATCTACGCCATGTTTTGAAATCATAGGTAACTCAGTACAGAATCCCGAACTATTAACAAAGGAGTAGTATGAACTTAAGAACGTTAAAAATAGGTGATAAAATAAGGTGTAAAGATACAGGAGAAATTTTTGAATGTACAGGACACGATAATACCCTTAGCCCGGACAAGGGGAATGACCCTTATTTTGTCGATAAAGATGGTAATGAAAAAGCATTTCTTCTTCATATAACAAATGTTTGGGAAAAGATATGACAAAGAAAATCCGTGATATTGTTTATGCTAAATTTGATGGTCATTGTGCTTATTGTGGTTGTGTGCTGGAAAAGGGATGGCAGGTGGATCATATTATACCAAAAGTTGACGGTGGAAAAGATGATCTAAATAACTTACATCCTTCATGTCCTAAATGTAATGGATTTAAAAAATATACAAGTCTTAATTATTTTAAGGACAGAATGATTAATCTTTTACAAACATTAAAGAAACATCCCGACTATAAGGCAGCATTAAGATTCAGTATGATTGAAGTAAAAGAAAGAGGGTGGGATGGAAAGTTTTATTTTGAAAAAATAACAAATAAGGAGTAAAGAGAATGAAAGACATAAATTTAGGTAGTATTAAATTAAAAACACATCTTGATGGTGAAAGTCTTTTTATCGGAAAAATTAAAATCGGCAGTTATTTTTACGATGGATGTAGACCGAAAGACGATCCGAACGAATACAAAGTTGTTTCTGAATTCAATGATTACTGTGGTCACTTTAAAACACCCAAAGAGTGTGAAAAGATACTTATTGAATTAGCGCATTTATATGTTAATAAATTAAAAGGAGTAAAATGAACGACATATCAAAAACAATCGGTTGGGCTGAAAAGTCCTGGAATCCTTTCGTTGGATGTAAAAATAATTGTTATTACTGCTATGCTAAAGAAATGAATAAGCGGTTTAAATTTATAAAAGATTGGAATGAACCTCAATTCTTTCCGGAACGGTTAGATGAACCATGCAAATTAAAAAAGCCCTCGGTTATTTTCGTTGGTTCAATGTGTGATCTTTGGTATGCAAATGATAAAATCTTATTTTTGATATTAAGCATATGCAAAACAAACCCCCAACACACCTTTTTATTTTTAACTAAGAATCCGGAACTTTATAACAAACACCCGCTTTTTAACAGTTTAAAAAATGTATGGCTGGGAGTAACAGCAACAAATAATAAAGATATAGGAAAAGCATATATCTTGCGTCATATTTTCGGGGATATGATCAATGAGCGTCAAAGAAGATTTATTTCAATCGAACCGATTTTGGATAAAGTGGATATCTCGGTTTATGATATACATACAAAAATAATCGTTGGTGCAATGACTGGTAAAAATCCGGTTATCCCAAAAGTTGAATGGATAGAAAATATTTATAATCAGGCAAAAGATATTTTCTGGAAAAGCAATATCAGGAAATATTTACCTGATTACATTAAACAGAATATCAAAGAAAAAATTAACTGGAATTGAATAAGGAATCTAACATGAAAAAACTAATTGTATTATTATTTATTTGTGGGATTTGTTACGCGCAATATTCGCATACAATTTCAAGAGATTCCATTTATAAATTTATAGCGATGCCAAATAGGACCGTAAAGTTTGACACGTCTTTTCACCCCAGCACGGGGGCGGTTTGGAACTACCGGCAAATTAAAAGCGACAATGAATGGGTTGGAAAATTGGAAATATGGAACGGTATAATCGGAATTAAGGTTGATACTTTGATAGAATCTCACCTCACGATTTACGGGGATAATACATGTAAGCACCTTTATGATACAACTTATAATTATTATCTCGATTGTGTTGTAGATGGTCAAAAGAAAAAATTTAAATTGTATGAGGTGAAATGAAAACTTCATATTTACATCACAAAAAATACCCGGAATTAAAAATCCCTCGACCGGAAACCGTTGTAATATTTGACGGATTAAGGAAAAGATTTAGGAAAATCGATAAGAAAGTTATAGACGGGTTTAACAAGACATACCCGGATAAACGCTACGAATATTTACCAGAGATTGCTTTTAATAATTTAAGTTTAAGCGAAAAATATGAATGGTATGGAGTAGGGCAATGAAAACTAAAACCAAAGATTACTCCGAAAATGAAATCGCTTTACACAACTTTAAAAAAATATTAAGGGCTGCGGTCAAGGAGTATATCAAGAAAAAGAAAACAAGCAGTTATGCAAGAAAAAATCATTTAACGTGAGGTGAAAATGAACAGTTTTGATTTTGCAAAATTAACAGACGAAGAAATTGTAAATAACAAAATTCAGATTTTCGAAACTCTTCAATTTCATGAAAGGGAATTGAAATCGTGGCAGAGAGGATTTATTCATAAATCAGATATTACTTTTATTAGTGCCTCGATTGATTTTACTCCATTTGGTGTACAATCCGAAAATTATTTTCTTATTCCGGGAGGCTTTGATAGAATTGCAAATGATTTAAAATCAGAAATATGCAAGGGTATTACAAAAGAAGATTTGCATATAAAAAATCTTTCTATGTTGTTGCATAGACCCGTATTTGAGGTTTATTTGGGAATTTATAGAAAGCGGGGGGTATAAAAATGACAAAAGAAAATTATTTGTAAAAAATAAATATTTTAAAAACAATTAAGGAAAGTAAAATGATGATAAAAGACTATTTAGAAATTATGACTGAATCCGCTATGAAATATAGACTGGACGCTCAAGGGTCAATAAAACGGAATTCTCATCTAACCAACGTTATCCCCCTTTTTTATATTGACCAAGAAGATGTGGATGCCGTACTTGTTGACTTCATAAATTATATTGCTTATACCCGTGGCGTTGATTACGAATTATGCACAAAAGACTTAAGTAAGGAATCGAATAAAGAACCAAATAAGGAAAACAATCATGACTGAACAAGAACAAAAAGAATTATTAAAAGAATTTACAAATTATAACAACTCTGACCATGAATTATATAATGAAAATATAATTAACGGATTTCTTCAACATCGTAAAAATCGGGTAACAAGAAATGTGATTCAGGAAATTATTTATAATTGCAATTACGCCATCCAAAAAAATTCCGTGCAACATTTTAATTCAATAGTAAACATACACACAGAGTTCCTTATAGAATACCTTAACAAAGAATTCAACTTAAACATACCGGAGAAATAAAATGAAAATGCCAAATAATATGATTATCAAGTTTGTCAAATGGATGATGGAAAGTTACTCTTGGAATGGCAAATATTGGTCTAAAATAGTTCCCGATGATGAAATATATAAAACCAAAGAATTGCTTGAAATATTTATACAAAAAAATATCACAGAGACAAGATACGAAGTGGATGGTTATTATTGTATTACACCATGTCCACACGGCAAATCATGTAAAGTCAATACCAGCGATTGCCACCGATGCGAAAACTTCGTTGATATTAGCAAAGAAAATCAAGTTGTTTATTGCAATATTATTAAGAAACCATAAAACAAATTAAAGGAAAATAACCATGAAACAATTTATTTTATTCAGTAAAAAAGACGTAAAAAGACGGGTAACGTTAGTCGTTATTTATCATTTTGACACACAAGAATTATACTATTTCCACTCGACATGTAGCGAAAAAGATACTTTCTGCAAAAAGACGGGGATTGAAAAGGCAAAAGAAAATCTTAGATATCATTCTATTGATATTAATTCCGAACCCGATAAGCCATACCTGGAATCCTTATTGAAAAAGATTGAGGAAAAGGAAATTCAAAAATATAAAGAATGGCATAGAAGATGGCTAAAGTGGAACATAGCCAGAATGAACGGCGAGGTATCAAAAATTCAGAAAAAACAAAGTAAACTTATTGAAATTTATAACAATCTTAATTCCAACGTTCCCGTATTAGATGATCCGTTGTTGCTTGCTATTTCAGAAAAAACCAGAGAGGCAAATCAATGAGAGGCTATTTCGGAATAGGAATTGAGAACACAAAAACCACCCTAAATATTGGCACGCTCTGGAGAAGCGCTCAAATATTTGGGGCTTCGTTTATATTTACAATAGGGAGAAGATACAAAAAGCAAGCCTCAGATACAATGAAAACCCCTCGGCATATCCCGCTTTATACCTACGAAAATATAAACGATTTTTATATTAATATGCCTTTTGGATGTAAGTTGATAGGGGTTGAACTTACGGAAAAATCAAAACCGATAAAAGACTTTATGCATCCGGAAAGAGCAATTTATTTATTAGGCGCCGAGGATAACGGACTGACAAAAGTGGCAATAGAAAAATGCCATGAAATAATTCAAATTCCTGGAAATTATTGTTTAAACGTTGCCGTTGCCGGTTCGATAGTCTTATATGATAGGATTATTAAACAGGAATTAAAGAGTAAAATTACAAGCAATTCGGCATAGTTTTATTTTTTAAAAGACTTGATTTTTGCCTAAATTATTAGTAATTTATAATAAAAGGAGAGATATGAAAACCTTTATTTTAATACACATTTTATTTATTTCCTTATCACTTTCTCAAACCATTGAAAGTGTTTTCCCTACAAAAATATCCGGCGGTACCGGTGAGTTAATTACGATAAAAGGCAAAAATTTTGGCAATGAAAACACCGGGCAGATTTATTTTTACTCCTACACGGATAACGGTTATGATTATTACCACGTTTTAGATACGCTAAATTTTTGGTATTACGGCGAAACTTGGAATGATACCTTAATCATAACCGAACTCCCTTCTTTTGCAAACTCAGGCTATGTGTTTGTAAAAAACAAGAAAGAATCAAATCGAATAAATTACAGAGTCAACTTTAAATATTTAGGATCTAAATGGAATCATAATTGCCAATTTGTTTTTTATGATAATTGCCCGAACGGGAAAAGATATTTTAACGACCTTGTAAATATAAAAGATTGGAACTCCGATAAATTTTCTTATTCATTTATTCAAGGTGAAACCACGTTAAAACAAAACGGGATAAATGAAATCGGCTGGTCTAAAATAATGTATAATCATTGCCTTGCAATAACAAAAACCTACACAGATAACGGAATAAACGAATGCGATATAATTCTAAATTCGGATATTGACTGGAATTATATTGACTTTAAAATTGTAATGCTGCATGAATTAGGTCATGGTTTGGGATTAGATGACCTTGAAAGTAATTACGATAAGTTTAAGGTAATGTATGCTAACTACACCGATAGCAATGCCAGATATTTGAGTATATCCGATATTGAAGGTTATAACTGGATATACAAAGCAAGTTTAACTAATGTAAAACAAAAAAGAGAGGAAAAAATGGATTTTACTTTAAAGAATTTTCCGAACCCATTTAATTTAAGTACTCGGATATTTTGCAATATACCGAAAAACGGAAATCTTGAAATTGTAATATATAATTCTCTGGGGCAGGAAACAAAAACCATAAATGCAAACGTAAAAAGCGGAATTTTTTATGATGACTTTAAAGCCGAAAGTTCCGGAGTTTATTTTGCCGTATTATTTTTTAATAATAAACTGGTTAATTCATTAAAAATGATAGCGATAAAGTGAAAAGAATACCAAGAAAATTAAAGAAAAGATATAGGAATAATATTCTTAAAAAGATGAATAGTATTATACGCTGTTATGTTATTCAAAAGGGCAAAGAAAAAGAAAACGAACGCTTTGTTCTTAAAATAAAAAATGACGATTTAATTGAATACGGGAAAAAATTTGACAACAAAGTGAGGAAATGTGGAAATTATAGATGCGAAATTACTTTATAAATTAATATTTGAAAATAGGATTGAACACTATTTAAATTCTAAAAAGATTTTTTTATTTGTAAATCCTGATTATTTAAAGGTTATGGAAAATCAGGGAATATTTGTAGGTTACCCAAAACCGGATTTTAATTTTGAATCTCTGGGGGAGTATGTCGAACTTCCCGATGATAGGCATATGGTTATTAACCCTGATAGAAATTGTAAAGAGGTTGAATATATTTGGATTGGAGTAATTAAAACCAACTTAATCAACGATTATTTTTTATTTGATTCCAGTTATATTTCATTAGATTTAAGGCGTGAAATTGATGATAATTTTCGGGAATCGCTTGAGGTTATTTTGACAAAACTTAAAGAAAAAGAACCGGAATTATTTATTAAAATTGTTAAAGAATTAAAATTAAAGTGAGGGAACATGACTATAGAAGAAATTAAAGCAAATCTTGAAAAAATGAAAAGTCTTGGCATTAATACCGATATTCTGGAATGCCAACTAAAATCGGCAATATCCGCAAAGGCAATAAACACAATCTTAGAACTTACCAATAAGCACTTGGTTTTAATTGATTCAGATATTGAGGATTTGAGGGAAGAAATTAAAAAACTCAAAGAAAAAAAATATTTTAATTTATGGGAATTCTTAAAAATAAAGTGAGGTGAAAAATGATTGAACCCTATACAGAGGGATGGATGCTTCCGTGTGAGGCTATAAACATAGGAAACTACGGAATCTTACCCGAATTTCTGAAAAACGAACCTCAATCCGGGTTTTCAATAATGGCAGAATCTTATCCTACTGAAAATGGAACGTTAGAAAGTGGCATGAATGTTTTAAGCGAAATAATAGCAACTACAGCAACATCGCTTTTGGATGGATTTAACAACATGCTTGTAAAAAACAAAATAAAGAAAGCCCGGCAAAGAATGAATGCTTGCCGTGTTTATCAAAAATTAAAGAGGTGAAAAATGAACAAAGAACGCATCGAAATAATTGACTCAATTATTTGTCATTATAGGAGTTTAAAAACATTTTTAGAATATAATGAATTGCACCATACTTGTGATTATGTACTTTCTTGTTATTTAAATAATAGCCTTAAAGAAGTCGGAGAAAGAATAGAGGAATTTAAAAACTGGAATAAAGAGGTGAAAAAATGAATTTTATAACATTGCAGGATATTGAAAACGGTTTTGGTGTCAGAGTTGAACACGTTGATATTGAAGAACACATGAAAAGAACTGCCGAAGATTTGGGATTCTGTATTCCATCCGAATCTCTGAATGAACGCTGGTCGTATTTATCAAAAATTAAAGAGGTGAAATAATGAAAAATATACTTAAAAAACCATTTAAAGATTTATTTCGAGAAATAATGGATTCTGTTAATAAAGTACAGGAATTTGGAGGACACGAAAAAATGGAAGATTCTATTCACATACGGGAAAAAGATGGATATATTTATCGAATTTATTACAACATTGAAATTAGTAAATATAAATTAAAGAGGTAAAAGAATGAAATCTAAATTTTGTCAAACCATTTTAACGTCATTACTTTATTTAATATCTGGAATAATAATAGGATATTACATAATTAAACCTGAACCTGAATATATCACAATAACAGATTATAAAGCCCCCGAGTACGTCCATCCGTATGATAAATACAACGGATTATGCATACCCGTAATTAAAGATTCGGCTAATACGATGAATCTTATATCCCGATTTGTTGTGAATGCACACAAAACAGGCGAGCCGTTAATTATAATTATAGGTGAAATTGAGAGAGGAAAGGTAAAATGAAAAATCTTAAAAACCCTGGCTATAATTCGATAAAGCGCAAAAAGGAAAAACAAGAAGAAAAAGAGATTGCAGAAATGAAAAAGGACTTTCCGGAAATGTTCAAACCAAGATCAAGTAAAGAGCAGTTTAAAGAACTTATTGAATTATTAAAAAGAAGGTAATAAAGTACCAAAATAAGAAAATTATATTATATTAAATAATCGGAGGTTTAAATGTTAGTTACTCAAACATTTCTATTCAAAGATATAGAACAAGAAGTAATTAAGGAACAAAAAAGAATCGAAAAAATCGGGAATAAAAAAGAAATGAATTTATTTAAGAAAATACTTAAGTGTTTGGGACCTGATAAAAACATATTAAATGATTTGAAATCCGAAAATAAAGTATTGAATAATGAACTAACTAAGGTTAGGGGCAAGGTTGTTGATCTGGAAATTGAAATGAAAGAATTAAGGGATATTAATGATAACAATATTTACCATATATCTGAAATTACAAAAGACCAGGAAAGAATAAAAAATTTATTAAAATTAAAAGAGGGAATATTATGACTGAACAAGAACAAAAAGAATTATTAAGCGAGTATTCGGAATACTGTCACAAAAATCAACTCAATAACAGAGTACCAAAAAACATTGATGAGTTTCTTCAATACCGTAAAAATAAAGAAATAAGGGAAAAATTAAAATTTATTTTAGTAAATTCCGCAAGAGTCATGTATATGGATGGAAACACCCTTGTTTTTAATGCCAACAATGCCGTAGCGATCAACGCCACAAACAAAATACTTAATAATCTTATTTCTTTCTTAAACAAAGAATTTAACTTAAACATACCGGAGAAATAATTATGGATTTAAAAGAAATAGGGTTTTATACTTTGTCGGATGAACGGGCTTTCAACACCTCGGAAACCTCACAAATGAAACGCTGTGAAATGATAATAACGGAATATTGCAATTTTAAATGCCCTTATTGCAGGGGCTTAAAATCGGAAATTTATGGAAGTAGAAAAATCAAAGAACTTTCATTTGAAGAAATAAAGCAAAATATTGATTTGTGGTGTCTAAATATTCCTTTAGAAAATATACGTTTTTCCGGTGGCGAACCAACGCTGCATAAAAATATCATTGAAATTGTTTCATATGCAAAATTCAAAGGAATCAAAAGAATTGCCATTTCAACAAATGGTTCAAATAAAATTGAATTATATAGTAAATTAATTGACGCCGGCTGCAATGATTTTTCAATTTCTTTGGATGCTTGCTGCGCCGAAGACGGCGATAAAATGGCGGGCAATATAAGGGGTTCGTGGAAAAGGGTTATTGGGAATATAAGATCAATTTCAAAACTTACTTATACGACGGTTGGAATTGTTTTGACTCCGGAAAACATTAAAAAAACATTAAATACTATCCGGCTTGCACATAGTCTTAGAGTTGCCGATATTCGTATAATTTCTGCAGCGCAATGGAATAAACCTATACCTGGATTAAATGAACTTGAATCCGAAATAAAAGAGGCGCATCCAATTTTAAAATATAGAATAAAACACTTCTCGGAAGGTAAAAATGTAAGGGGAATGATTGAATCAGATTCGGGAAAATGTGCATTAGTTTTAGATGATTCCGTAATTGCTGGGGATTATCATTTTCCTTGTGTAATTTATATGCGGGAAAAAGGCGAACCGATAGGCAGAGTTTCAAAGAACATGAGAAGCGAACGCATTAAATGGTTTAAAGTACATAATTGTTATCAAGATAATATTTGCCGTGAAAATTGCCTTGACGTTTGTATTGATTATAACAATAAGTATAGGGAATGCCATGTTTAAATTTATTAAAGAATTCAGAGAACTCAGGCGTTTGGCTTATTATGATTCATTAACCGGGTTATTGAATAGGAACTGGCTTTATAAAAACATTGGAAATATTAAGGCAAAATATATTTATTTTATTGACATAAATAATTTACATGAAATAAACAAACAGGGACATATATTTGGGGATAAATATATAAAAGACTCTATTGCAACAATTAATCATAATGGGATACTTGTTAGATATGGCGGAGACGAATTTATTTTATTTTCTGATTATGAAAACGAGGTTATTGCAAATCAGATTTTTACTGTTGGATGTTCTGTGTTTATTTCGTCAATTGAAAATTCAATAAAAATTGCCGATTTAAATATGATTCGGAATAAGAATCTTAATAGGGTAAAATGAAATATAAAATAAAATCTAAATTCTGGATAAACGGGAGGGAATATAATTTCGATGGAGAAAGGGAAAATTTAAACATCAGAATAAAGGATATGATATTGATAAATAAACACGAAAAAGACAAAGGATATTCAGGAAAAGGCATTTATGAAAAGATTGAATCTGAAATGAAAGAGGAACTTGATTTAAAAATAGATAGTGAAAGAATAAGAAAAATCGTTAATGGGTATATTTAAAGAATGTCCGAAAAACGGACGCTAATTATATGATTTATAACATATATTGCTTTTAGAAAAAACTAAAAAGGCGGTATATGTGGAGTAAACATTATGTAATACAGGCTTTAATCGTTGTTTTTATATTATTAGTTATCTCAATATTCGTCAAAAGCGAAATTATTGGAATAACTTTTTTTGTTTTAGCCTTCACGTCCTTCGATGTTTTCGGTTATGGCTTAGTATTCGATTTACACCCGGAAAACAAACCTACAAACGATCCTTCTAAAAAATACCTTTTAGTATGTTACAGAGTCCTACAAAACATGTTCTTTTTATCGCTCCTGGGCTTGCTGTATTGTTTTTATTACTATCCTGATATAATTACCGGGAAAATCGCATGGTACGAATGTTGGGCTGTTTACGGCTGTTTGGTGGCATGGTGGATGACCTTTTGCGATTACCTTTATTATATCCTATTAAATTCAAAAACTCCGGAAGAACAAGAATTCATAAATGAAATGAAACTACTTGCTACCACTCAGGGTAAAACTCTTGACCAAGTTTTAGAATCAATTAAAAACATAACAGATAAAAACGAAATTGCATATGATAGTATTGCATATAAAACAACCCATAAAACCATTTTTTATTATCTGTTTTTTAAGGGTTCATGTAAAGGTGTAGAAGATTTTTACTGGCTTAAAGGCTGGTCAATTTTCCTGATTTATAAACTATTCGGCTGGAAAATCTCCCGGACATCGTTTATTATTTTCGCTTACCTGGGATTAATATTGGCGGTGGGGGTGTGTGTATGCCTTTAGAAATCAAAATAAAAACCATCGGTGAACTAAGGAAACTCATTAAGGATTTACCGGACAAAATGACCGTGAGTAAATGGAGTTTTGACGGTGAAAACCGGGCAGATTTAAAACTGTATGCAATAAAGGAAGAAAATAATTTAGCATTTGCTGGGGGTGGAAAAATAAAATAGTATGCTAAAAAAAAACAAGAAAATAGACTGGGTAAAAGAACAAAAAAAATTCAATAAAGAGAATCTGAAAAAACCCCTAACGATTAAAGAATATTGCAGTAAACATGGGCTTAATTATCAAACCGGAAGGTTAAATATTAAATCAACAAAGGCTAAACAAATAGTCAACAAATTCCATGATAAAATTGAAGACGAATATTTAAAAAAAAAGCAAATGCAGAAGCAACAAAGGAGTTTGATTATGAGCAAGCCTTAAATAAAATATCGAATGATTTGTTAGAGGCTTATGAGTGGGATTTAACATTCATAAGTAAAAAAACAGGCGCTAATAGAATACAGAACATGAAGCCTGAAGAGAAATTAAGGTTATTACAAACGAATAAAAGATTAAAGATAGAAGATGAGAAAGTAAAAATTGAGAAAGAGAAAGCAAAGAAAGAGGGTGAAGACTTGAATAAACCATTAGAAAAAATGGATAATTACATAGAAGAATTAATAAAGTTTAATACGGAAATATTAAAAAAAGAAAATGTATGATATTAATATTGGCATTACTTATGATGTTTAACTTTTCGGAAAGACCGCAGCAATCAAAATTCATTGTGGATTTTTCCAGTCCCTATCTTTATTTAGTAGGCGGTAATAGAGGCGGGAAAACCGAGGGGTTAACACGACATGCTGTAATCGGTTCGAGAGTAAACAGGGGAGAAAAATGTTTACTCCTTGAACCTACTAATTTAATGTCCAATGAAATATTATTACCGAAAATAGATGACTTTTGTAAAGAATTAGATATTCCGATACGATGGCAAGCCTCAAAACATAAAATCTTATTTCCTGCTTTTGGTCATTCATCTATTAACCTATATAGCGCAGATAAGCCGGAAAGAATTGAAGGTGGTCAATACTGGGGTGTTGGAATAGATGAACCGGCGCAAATGAAAAAGAATGTCTTTCAGAGAATAAAGACAAGAAAAAATTCACCAACAGCCCGGACTCCGCAAATATTTGGTTCCGGTACTCCAGAAGGATTTAATCATTTCTACGAAGAAACGCAAAAACCGAATCGAAGGATTATCTGGGGTAGTGTTGATGAAATACGAAAGAATACCTATGATGGATATATTGAGGATTTAATAGGTGAATATGATTCATTATTGATTCGTGAAAAGTTACATGGTGAATTTATAAATACAACAGCCGGGAGGGTTTACTATTCATTTGACCGCAATAATTCTATTCATGTAATAGATTCCTATATTCTTAATCATGACTATCCTATTATTGTTACTTGTGATTTTAATAAAAATCCATGTGTTTGGGAACTCATACAATATCATAACGACCATATTTATGTATTTGACGAACTGGAAGTAAGAGACGCTAATACATTTGCTATGTGCGAGCGTTTAATTGATAAATTTAAACAAATAGGGGCATATGCTGATAACGACTTTCTATTTCCTGGGCTGATATTTTACGGTGATTATTCAAGTTTAACAGCAAGGAATACATCGGCAAGTTTTTCGGATTACCAGATTATTGATAAGTATTTTGATAATTATCCTGGATATAAAAAGAGACTCCAAAATAATCCGAAAGTCCAAAACTCTGTTAATGCCGTTAATAATCAATACGATAAAAACAGAGTAAGCATAGTAAAGATATGCAAACACTTAATAAGGGACAATGAGCAGGTTGTTTGGTCAGCAAACGGTGTTGAAATTGAAAAGAAAAAGAACGCCGAATTAACCCACAGTAGCGATGCCTTTAGATATTACGTTGCTATGGATTTTCCAATTAAAAAACTTTATTCAAGCATAGGATAAAATAAATGGATCCGTTTGATAGTCAAATAAAAGATTTGTTGGGGCTGGCGGGAAAGAAAGACCAGGACGCAAAAGAGCAAATCAGAATTGAGCAAGCCGAACTTCTTTATACTTTCTACAAAAATGATGCCCATAATATCATTTATGAAATAATCAAAAGGATGGCAAGGCAATTTACACCCGATACGATAGAATCCATACCGGCATTTTGTTATACAAACCCATTGCCAAAAGTATTAAAAAATCACTGTATGGCTTATAACAAACCGGCAAAAAGAAGCATACAAATAGGGAAAGAAATAAGTAAAACAGAGACGGATGCATATTTAAATCTTGTTAAACAATCGAAATTAGAAAGAAAGATTATTGAAATATATAAATTAGGTAAATTATTCAACAAGATTCTTGTAATGCCAACATTCTTTTCTGAAGATCAAACGCTAAGGTATGATATATTATTTCCACAACAAATAAGGGTTGAAGTAGATGACATAAAACCCGAAAAGATAAATAAATTAGCCTGTCTTGATTCTTATTTTGATAAAAATGGAGAGTTCCATAAAAGGGTAAAAGTTTGGACAGAAGATGAATATTACTGGGTTGATGAAAACGGGAATGAACACTCATTTATTGAAAATAAACCCAATGATTTTACAAATATAATAGTTGATAAAAATGGTAAAAACATTATTCCAGTAGTTCAATTGTCATTTGGAATAGATGAATATAATTTCTGGGGTTACTCTGAATATGAGCAAATAATTGAACATGCCTTATCCGATTCAATTCAAGATATATGGGTATCTTTTATTATGCCTTACTTAACAGGATCAATTCCGGTATTAACTAACTACGAAGCGGCTGGAGAAGAAAC